GGTATAGGTCGCGAGTTCGAGTCTCGTTTCCCGCTCCAAATAATAAATGATACGGCGAATGCATGCATGCTTTCGCCGTTTTAGTTTGAGGCATCTAAATTTTAGGCACTTTGTTTAATTTAGTTGTTGTTCTTTAAGGCGCGATAGCAAAGCGGTTATGCCGCGGCCTGCAAAGCCGTTTAGGCCGGTTCGACTCCGGCTCGCGCCTCCAATGCTTTATTTCACACTATTCAAAAATATTCAAAACTGTTTCATTTCATTTCGATAGCCTATATAGTACAAGGCTTACAACGTTCACAACTGTTTAGCTATGTTTCAGTCTATACCATTCTGTTTCAAGTATCCTCATGGTATGACTAATGGCATAGAAAACTGATACCATGATTACTAACAAGAAAATTGACGGTTCTAAGCCTCAAGCTAAACCTTACAAGCTGACAGACGGCCACGGCTTGTATATTGAAATCTTGCCATCGGGTACAAAGAGTTGGCGTTTCAATTATGTAAAGAACGGTAAACAACAAACCAAAACATTCGGCAGATACCCAGACATTGGCGTAGCCGATGCCAGACTTCTACTTAACGCCTTCAAAATTGAATTAACCCAAGTTACGGTAAAAACACTGCCTACTTTCGATGAAATGAAAAGAAAGTGGTATTTACACAAACTTCCAGAACTTAAGAACATTAAGCACAAACAACAAGTGGTTTACCGCATTGATACGTTTGTGTCGCCTACAATTGGCAACATGCCGATAGATACTATTAAACGAGCGCATTTAGTGGGCATTGTTAAGACAGTGCAAGAGGGCGGCATTATCGAGACGGCACACCGCGTAGGAACGCACCTAAGACAGATGTTTGATTGGCTGGTAGACGAGGGAGAGATAGAGTCCCATAGCGCGACAGGATTGTCTAGAGTATTGCAGACACCAAAAAAGAAGCACATGAACTGCGTTGAGATAGACGAAATGGCGACGTTAATGAAAGCTATAAACTCTTATGATGAGCCTGTAACTCGGTATGGGCTTATCTTTGCCTCGTTAGTTTTTGTCCGCTCTAGCGAGTTACGCTACATGCGTTGGTCTGAAATCAAAGATAAACGGTTCTGGGTAATACCCGAAGAACGAATGAAAATGAATCTGTCTCATGTTGTTCCTTTGTCCGACTTTGCTTTAAGCATACTAAAGGAGATTGAGGTGTTCAATGGTGACTACGAATTTGTTTTTCAATCACCATTGAGAAAAGGCAAACCTATTTCTGAGAACACAATGCTTTACGCTCTTTATCGCCTAGGTTATAGAGGCAAGATGACAGTGCATGGTTTCAGGGCGCTTGCTTCTACCATTCTCAATGAAAGGTCATCATTCGCTCATGATGTTATCGAGAGGCAGTTAGCTCACAAAGAGACGAACTTAGTTAGAGCAGCCTACAATCGCGCAGAATATCTGGAAGAGCGAATTAAACTTATGAGTTGGTGGTCAGATTGGGTAAGTGCTTCTCTAAAGTAGCTCTGAACCATCTAGGGTGTCCAGTATTAATGTCTGGAGCAGGAATAAAGCCGCTCTTACGTTTGCGCCAAAAAGTTGCTCTACTTTTAATATCCAGCATCGCCATTACATCATCAATCTTGTATACGTTTTTCATTAGCCTAGTGAATGTTCATCGTGCCGATGATATTCTTCTCCTGTAAGTAATTATTTAATGATAAATTAAGGAAAAAATAAAGTAAATAACTAATGACTTATTATTTTGCACAATCAAAAACCACAAGAAAAAAATTGTGGTTTTAAAATATTTAAATCAATATTTCAACAAATTCTTCCAATTTTTTGTTTGCTTCTCTATCGCCGTCTTCTAACTCTGGATTGCTACCGTTACTTAAAGTCCTTATTTTTTTAATAATTTGCATTTCGTTTTCGGTAATTGGTTCTTGACCAAAGATAGAAATAATTGCATTGTATGTGCCAGGCATGTAGTCATTCATAACCACGCGAAGCAGATACACAGGGTCAACGCCTAAGACTTTAGCCAATGCACCAACTTTCTCAATTGGCAGCTTGGTAAGACCTTGCTTAAACATGGTGATAATGTTTGGTTTTGTATAGCCAAGAGCGTCCGCAATGTCCTTTTGCCTTAATCCTGAAATCTGAATTTGAGCGCTAAGATATTGCGGTACTTTTGGCAAATGTTGCTTGGCAATAGTAGTTTCAATCATTATAATTCCTCTCCTTTTCTGTGTGCTGGCAAGTTAAAATAAATACTCACTACTGAATTATATTACTAAAAATATACGAATTGCTATTAAATTTAAAAATACACCCAATACTCTCCAAAAAAAAGTTCACTAATTGCTGATAATTTGTTGCACTATAATTTTTTTTATATATATAATAGAAATTGTAATAATAAAGAAAAATTAGTGCGAAAGTTATTAACTGGTAACTAATCACTAAAAATTATAAACACATAATCCAGCGAGGAGTTCAAAAGTGGTTATTAAAACTAAAACTGTGGAAGTTATTTCTGATGAAGATTTGTCTGAAATCATGGATTTAGGTGTTGTATTGAGCACCAAAGATGTTGGTCATGCCGTTGTTCATGAAGTTTTGCATAATCAGACTCCTACTATAGTGGTAGCATCTTCAATTGGCAGCTCTTTTAAAATTCTGTAATATCCAAATACAATACTAGGCAGTAGTAAGGCATTTAAAGCGGGTAATAGCACAAGCCTGCTTTTTTATTCTATTATGTAGTCATTCATTAGTGACTAACATTCGGAGAGAATAAATGGCAATCAGTAGAATAGATGTTTTAAGGGATGCGGTAGTAAAAATTACCCAAATCATCTCAGGACAAGGAATTAAAGTAACTCAAAGTGGAGTCAACGCTTTCGTACAAAGTGACTCTTCTGGTAAGCCAGTTCGCGTTAATCTTCCTTACATTCCGGACAATGCCGACGAAGCACTTATTAATGCAATTCAAGGGTTTTTAGACCACGAAGTTGCGCATATCCTGTTTTCAGATTTCGGCGTATTAAACAGAGGTCATAAAGAGGGCGTTATGAATTACCTTAATACGCTTGAAGACCCGCGTATTGAGATTTGTATGACCAAAAAGTTTGACGGTTCCGCTTGGAATCTACAGAAAGTTGGTGAGTTCTTTCTTGAGCGTTATACAACGCCAGCATTTAACGAATCAATGTCAAAAATGGATTTCAAAAAATCAGTAATGATTTTAATGGTGCCAGCCATTCGCGCTTGGGCGGGTCAGAAACTATTCCAAAATTACATGAATGACAAGTGGTACTTGTTTGAAGAAGTTATCGACCGCTGTGGAGCAGACTTAATTAGACGTATCGGCGAAATGCAGTCGACGCAGGATGCTTACGATATTGCGGTAGAAATGAAGGCAGCGCTTGAGACTCCACCAAAAGACAAGATGGGCGGTGACGGTGACACGCCCGAAGATAGAGGTACTGGTGGAAAAAGCACTCACAAAAAGAAAGCATCCGATGATACGGAAGCCGATACTACTGGGTCATCTTCTGGCGACAAAATGGAAGCTGACTCTGACGATGAACCTATAGACGACGAAGGAAGCTCAGATGAAACACATGACAGAGACCCAAGCGATGATAAAGAACCAAGCGACCATAGTGAGGGTGAAAAAAGCGAGAAGGGCGAAAGCTCAGAAAGCTCGGAAGGCTCAGATAAATCGGATGACAAAAAAGATGATGACGACAGTCATGAAACCTACACTGCTGGCGATAGCGAAACTAAAGAGGGCGAAGCTTCTTCTAACCCTGACGCGAGCGATGACAGGGGTAAGGGTGCAACATTTTCTCCTGACGAGTTTGAGAAAGCAATGAAAGAGGCGGACTTTGAAGCCGCTGTTTCTGGCGCTATCGCAGACAGCACAATCGAAGCCCTTAAAGACTCTGAGTATATTGTGTACTCCAAAGACGAAGATGTCATTGAACCATTAAAAATAACTAGATGGTATGAAGAATACCTAACTGATTTGCAAAATAAGGTAGACCACATAGTCGCTCCACTTCAAAAAGACTTAGAGCGTGCCATTACTGCTCGTTCGTATTCAAGCTGGACTAGCGGACATCGCTCAGGACGACTTCACGCCGCCAACCTTGCACGTTTGGCAGTTAACGATAGTCGTGTGTTCCGACGCAAGCATGAGAGTCAGAGCAAGGATGTTGCTGTTTCGTTGGTCATTGACTGTTCAGGCTCAATGTCCGGAGGTGGACGTATCTACACTGCCGCTCAAGCCGCTTATGCAATGTCCTCTGTATTGGATAGATTGCAAATATCTCACGAGGTGATTGGTTTTACAACTGATGGAGTGTACGGAGACAGTCGTGGTTCATTCAAGGATGTTAAAACAAAAATTACTGAGCAAGAAGTTCAAGACGCCCAAATAAAATTGGGACGTAATTTTTCACGACGTGACCGAATTTATATGCCAGTAGTTAAGAGCTTTAATGACCGCATGACCATTGACATCAAAAAACGTTTTGCTTATCTTCCGCATATTAGGCTATCTCAAAACGTCGATGGTGAATGTTTAGAAATAGCCGCACGTCGGTTAATGCAACGTAGAGAAACTGGAAAAATAATTATGGTGCTTTCAGACGGTGCTCCGTGCTGTAGTGGTAGCGGACATCAGCAAAGAGGTAATCTAACAAAAGTTGTAAGCCAGATTGAAAGTAGCGGTACCAAAATTGTAGGCATTGGTATTCAGTCGGACAGCGTTAAAGACTACTATAAACGCAATGTGGTGTTGGAAAACATCAATGATTTACCAAGTACGGTAGTGCGTCAGTTAAAAGACCTACTGCTCAATTAACTTGCCTATATAAATAAGTCACTGGTGACTTGTTTTGCCTAGTATTAGTCACTAATATAGTGACTGTAGCAAGTGAGTAAACACCGGACGATTAAGGAGAAAAACATGAGTGAAAAAATTACGTGTCAGATATGCGGAGCATCCGTACATGCGGTTCAACTACATTTAAAAGAGCATGACGGCTGGACTGTAGAGCGTTATCAAGCTGAGTTTCCAGATGCACCTTTAATGAGCGAATTAGCTAAAAGTCGTTTAGCCGATTTTTTACATGCTAAGAAAGAGGATGGCGCAATTGTAGAAATGGCAGGCGCTTCAGCCGCGACCGTCACAACTTTTGTTCCAAAAGACGGAGTAATTAAACGTTCGATGCATGAGTTATTTGGACTGGGCAAAGTTAAAGCTGCCATGAATAGTCGCGGCGAACCAATATCGGTTTCATTGTTATCAAGCTCCGAGCAACATTCAGACATGGTTCCAGAGATTGACGATGGTTACATCTTTGATATCGAAATTCTTAAAAACGTACTACTTGGACTAGAGCTTAACATTCCAGTCTATGCGTGGGGACATGCAGGCACTGGTAAGTCTACTTTATTTGAGCAAGTCTCTGGACGTACTAACCGTCCAATCATTCGTGTACAGCACACGGTCAATACGGAAGAAAGTCACATTGTCGGTCAATGGACTGTCAAAGAAGGGCATACCGTATTCGAGTTGGGTCCATTAGCTTTAGCAATGAAGTATGGATGGACTTACATGGCTGACGAATACGACTTCGGTATTCCGTCCGTATTGTCCGTATATCAACCCGTGCTTGAGGGTAAGTCACTTGTAATTAAGGAGGCTGACCAAGCTAATCGCGTTATTAAACCGCATCCAAACTTTCGCTTTGTTGCTACAGGAAATACAAACGGTTCTGGCGACGAGACTGGACTGTATCAAGGTACCAACATTCAAAACGAAGCGAACTATGACCGTTTTGGCATTGTAGTTGAAGTCAAATATATGCCAGCAAAGGTAGAGACTCAAATCTTAATTAACCAAGCTGGCATCTTAAAAGAGGATGCAGAAAAGCTTATCGAGTTTGGTACATCTATTCGTGAAGCTTACGGCGCTAACAGAATTAGCAAGCCAGTTAGTCCTCGCGCATTAATTAATGCCGCTAAAATCGGTATGCGTCGTGGTTCTTGGCGTACAGGTTTGAGTCTGGCATTTATTAACAAGATGACAAGAGCCGACCGCGAAGTAGTTGACGGAATGGCACAGCGCATTTTCGGTAAAGTGTAATGAATGCACTTCCACGTAATGAGAAGTTTGGCGCTGAACATGACCAGTTCAGCATCGAACACAACATGAAACTTATCCATAGTGTTGCGGGCAAGACTCTAAGGATTTTGGAGTCTGTTGGTATCTTTTATATGGAATGCGACGACGTTGTTCAGTTATGTTTAATGACTTTTAGCCACGCAGTAGAAAAGTTTAACAGACAATCAGGCAATCGCTTTTCTACTTACTACGTGTCGGCGATGCGAAATGAATGCCTCAAAATTATTGACGCTCAAGCGAGAGCCGTTAAGACCACAAGTTTGGAGGAAATCGCTTCTAACGAAGAAGATGGTGACTTTAGTCTTTACGAAATTATTCCAAGTGAAGACGCTACGCCTTCAGAGATACTTGAAATACAAGAGGATGCGTTTGAGTTGGTTGAAACTCTAAGCCTTAAGGCAAGAATGGTTCTTAAATGTTTGATTAAGCCAGGACTTAGATTAGTTCAAGAGTTCGAAGAAAGAAAAAATTATGCCGAGCGGGCGCACGAAGAAGGTATTCGTACAAGCTTTCCAAAACAAATAGATGTGAAACTTATTGCTAAATATTATGGCTTCTCTAGAACAGAGACGGAAAAAATTAAAGAGGAGCTGAGAAAAGCGGTTGGTGATAACTCTTTATGGCACTACAAAAAATGACACCGTTTAAGCCTGGATGCTTTGGCTCCTTTGTTATATACAACTCAGTGCCAAAGCTTTGTAATTCTTGCTCTTGGAAAGATGAATGTAAGCTTCTGGCAAAGACTAATGGCGAAAAGGTTAGATTAAAAATTCAATCTTTTGAGCGGTCTAAACTGCCTGAAAAAGCCCTAAATTCTTCGTATAGACTTATCTCTGACGCAATCTCATTTGACAGACTACCAGTTAAAGTTAGACCAATTGCTATGAAGCTATCTAAAGAGTTGGAAGATATTAAGCAAGCATTAAGTGTTAAAGGCAAAGCAAAATGCACTCCTCGATTTATGAATATTGCTATCAATCAACTTAACAAAGGCTTTACAAAAAAAGAATTGAAAGCGATTTATATCGAAGAGTTGGATTGGTCGGATGGCACGGCAGCCTCTCATGTTTCGATGGCAACAAAAGTAATAGAAGCTCTAAAAGTAGGACGAGTAGATAGCTCTGGAGTAATGCGTGCCACGCTATAACAATTTTATGGATATTATTTAATGACGATTAATTTAAAACACGCGCTCTCCGTTAGAAGCGACTTCAGTATTGGCGAGTCCATGCTTCAAGTGTCGGATATCGTAACGAAAGCAAAACAATTTGGATACGAGTCAGTTGCGGTTATGGACATGATGACTGTATCTTCTATGCCATTATTCTTTGACAAGCTCAAAGCGGAAGGCATTAAACCCATTGTAGGTTGCAGAATTCGCGTCTACTTAGACCCTCTTGCTAGAAAGGTGGATTTTAATCCATCTTATCAGTTAAAGGTTTATGTGCTAAACGAAGCAGGCATGAAGTCAGTGATGCGTATGTTATCTAAAGCCAATACCGCAGAGCATTTTTACTACCACTCTCGCGTAGGGTTAGAAGATGTGCTTGCACTCGATGCAGATGGCATAGCAGTGTCTACGGGTGACTTTTATAGCGTCTTTCACGACGACCAGTATGAAGACATAGTGACGAAGCTAGTTGATAAATTTGGTGCGTCTAAAACGTTTGTAGAGCTTGTACCAATTGATACACCGCTATTCAATACACTCAATCATAAAGCAATAAAATTAGTTTACGAGCAGGCGCTAAACACATTGGTTACTTACCCTGTCATGTACAAGGAGCTTAATGATGCTGATACTCGCGATATTCTTGGTGTAATTACAGCACAACAAAAGATTGACTCTCCAACGCGTAGCATTCCGCACATTCGTGACTTCGCATTTTGTTCGCCAGATTTTCTATCAAAAAAAGCGCAACAGGCATCTCTGAGAATGACGGAGTTATACGGACTTGAGCAAGAAATATTCGATGACTTTTGGCTTTCAGGGTTAAAGAATATGCAAGTTCTTGTGGACTTAGCTAAGTATGAGTTTAAGAAACAAGCACCATGTTTGCCTAAGATGGCAGAGAATGAGTTTGCCACTTTAGTTGCAAAGGTTAAAGTGGGCTGGAGCGAACGTCTGACCAAGCGAGTGCTTGGCTATCAGCCAGAAAATTTAGAAGAGTACAAAACTCGTCTTTCTTATGAGCTTGGCGTACTGCGTGACATGGGCTTCGCAGGGTACTTTTTATTGGTGCAGGACATTGTAAAGTGGGCTAAGTCAAATGAGATTATTGTAGGGCCAGGACGCGGCTCTGTTGGTGGTTCTCTAGTTGCTTATTTAATGGGCATTACAGAAGTTGACCCTATTCGTTTTGGTTTATTATTTGAGCGTTTTATTAATCCCGAACGTCTAGACTTGCCCGATGCTGACTTGGACTTTATGAGTTCCAAGCGTCACATGATTATTGAGTACCTACGCGATAAGTATGGTACAGAATACGTAGCAGGCATTAGTAACTACTCAACATTGGCTTCTTCTTCCGCCTTGCGTGACGTTGCTCGCGTTTACAACATGCTTCCATTTAATTATTCATGCTCAAAGCTTGTACCTAAAGAGCACGGCTCACCGCTTAGTTTAGACTTGGCGGCAAATCAAGTTCCAGAAATTGATAAATTTAGAAGTGATTATCCAATTGTTTGGAATCACGCGACAAGACTTGAAGGAGCGATGCGCTCTTTAGGACAGCATGCCGCAGGCGTAGTTGTAGCGGGTGAGCCTCTTGTTGAACGTGCAGTCGTGGAAACTCGTACAGGGGGTTCAGTCGTTAATTGGGACAAAAATACAGTCGAAAGCTTTGGGTTAATTAAGATGGATATTTTGGGTTTAGCGACCTTAGATGTGCTTGAGCTTGGCAGGCAATATGTTAAGAAGCGTCATGGAGTAGACCTCAACTACTTAGACCTATCGCTTGATGACCGCAATGTCCTGAGAGCGTTCGAAGAGGGCGATACGGTTGGTGTATTTCAGTTTGAGTCTGGAGGTATGCGTTCGTTACTTAAGTCATTAGCAATGGGCGTTAAGCTAACATTTGATGACTTGGCTGCCGCAACCGCTCTTTATCGTCCAGGTCCAATGGACTCTGGCATGATGGATGATTATGTTAAGGTCAAGCAGGGTGCAAAGTCAGTTTATTACGACCATCCTGTACTTGAGACAGCGTTAAAAGATACTAATGGCGTAATGATTTACCAAGAGTCAGTCATGCAAGTGGCACGAGACTTGGCGGGCTTTACGATGGCGGAAGCAGATAAGCTACGTAAAGTGATGGGTAAGAAAGATAAAGACGGTATGGCTGCCATGCGAGACAAGTGGGTTGATGGTTGCTTTAAGACTAACGAAGTGGATGACAGCCTAGCAAACGAGATATTTGACAAGATTTCGGCGTTTGCTAGTTACGGTTTTAACAAGTCACACTCAGTTGAATACTCCATTATTTCTTACTGGACGATGGCACTCAAGACAATGTATCCAGCGGAGTTCTATGCCGCAAGTATGACCGTTGTTCTTGATAAGTCAGACTTTGAAGACAAAATGGCGATGCTAATTGCTGATGCTAAGAAGAAAGGTATCAAGGCTTTACCGCCTAACATAAACTATTCATCTAATCTATTTGAGATTGGTGAAGATGGTTCATTACTTGCGCCTTTCCAGACAGTTAAAGGCATTTCAGAGAACGTGACCAATCATATTATGGAAGGGCGTGCTAAAGCTGGCGGATTGTTTAAAAACGAAGAGCACATGTTGGAACACATTAACAAGACCAAAGTCAACGTCCGTCATAGAGATAACCTTGAGCGTGTAGGCGCAATGTATGCAATCAAAGGTGGTTTAGCGCCAGACCATGCAGACAGATTGAAAGACCAATTGGAGCTTCTGCCAGGATTAATCCATGAGTCCGTAAAAGCTGATAGACCTCTTGATTTAAGCGACATTAGTAAGAAGAAAATTGTCCGCATTATGACGGAAGTTAAAGCCTGTGAGCTTTGCAATTTGTCAGAGTCTTCGCATCCGTTTCCTCGCTTGGGTTCTAGCGCCAAGATGATGATAGTTGTTGACTCTCCAAACTGGCATGAAGAGAAAGAAGGCAAGTTGTTTGAGGGTGATGCCGCCGCTTATATCAAAGCAGGCTTACGTGAATTTGGTCTAAGTCAGAGCGATATATATGTGACATCGTTAGTTAAAGCGCCAAAGTCAGGCAAGCAACTTGAGAACTCTCAAATTAACAATTGCGTTGGTTACTTAAAGCGCGAGATTGAAGCGCTTAAACCGCCAATTATTGTTGCGTTGGGTTCAGCGTCTATACGTTACTTTTTGCCAAGCGTCAAAACAGTTGGCGATGTAGTGGGCAAGACAGTTTATTTAGCAAGTTTAGATGCCTCAATCGTATGCGGTATTAATCCTGCGCAAATCGCTTTTGACGCATCCAAAGTTAAAGTGCTTAACTCGGTACTAGCAAAGGCGGCAGAGTTAATTGGAGTCAAGGTGGATAGTGCGGAAGAAGTGTATGAAGAAGAAGCTGAAGAGTATTCGGATGAAACATAATGTTGCCTGAATATATAAGTCACAAGTGATGTATAATGTTAAAACTAGAGAACAACACAACTAAGGAGAAAATTATGAGTGAGGTATCAATTTCAGAGGAAGAATTAGCTTTATTGGCAGAGCTAGAAGAGCCAGTAAAAGCTGTACCAAAACCAGAAGTCAAGGCAGCCGAAGCAACGGCAAAATCGGCTTTCGCGGTAGACCCAAAGCAACTAGCAATCGACATTGCCATTAATCAGACCGACTTAGATAACGGCTTGATTAGTCAAGCAGGACTGTTTGCTCGTTACGCATGGACTGCCGCACAGGCACAAGCTCAGTATGAGAAGTTAAAGGCTTCTTTTGAAATTCTGGAGTCGAAACTTGACGGAGAACATCGTGAGAGCTTGGCTGAAGCTGGCGGCAAAGTTACAGAGGCAATGGTGCGTCAGGCGGTTGTATCTGACAGTCGTTGGGGTGCCGCTCAGAGTCGTTTGATTGATGCGCGTACCAATTCTTCATTCGCTAAAGATGTCCTTGAGTCATTTAAACAAAAAAGAGATATGTTGGTGCAGTTAGCAATTAGTGACCGCGAGGAAATGAAAGGCACTTTACGCGTAATGGACACAGAGGAGCGTGACGAGAGGCGTAGAAAACTGGCAGAGAAACTTAGTGCCAATTAGGCAGTATTATGTTGCCTATAATTATAAGTCATTGGTGACGTATAATAAAGTGTAGTAAAAATTCGCTGAAAAGGTTTATACCAAAAAGGCATCTATGAAACAGAAAAGGAAAAATTATGAACGAAAACTTAATGGCACTAATTCGCGACAAAAAAAATCAACTTAAAGTGCAGTCTGGACAGCGTGAAAGACCTACCAAACCGCAAGATGGAAAAAATCAATTTCGCATTCTGCCAACTTGGCGCAAGGAAGGCGAACAATTCTGGCATGATTTTGGACAGCACTACATCAAGGGTTTAGATACCAAAGTAAAAGCAGTTAATATTTGCGCTGACCGCACATTCGGCAAGCCTTGTGCTGTCTGTGATGGGCTGGCAAATGCCATGAACAGCGCAACAAACGATGACGTAATCGCCGCTTTAAAAGATGCTAAACCAAGTAGCCGAGTTTTAGTAAACGCTCTTAATCGTAGCGCATGGAGCCAAGACGCAAACACACCAGTAATTCTTGAGTTGGCTCCTAGCGTATTTCAAAATGTGATAGAAATTATGGACACTTGGGGAGAAGAAGGTATGGACATGCTGAGTTTAGACGAAGGTATGGACATCTTGATTACTCGTAAAGGTCAGGGCAAGCAAACTACTGAATATACAGTTCAGCCAGCACCTAAATCTGCAAAAGTAAGTCCAGAAACATTAAAAAGATTGCATGACTTGGACGCTTACGTCGCTCTGGAATCAAATGATGAGCGTAATCGCGCCTTAACTGCGATACATGCAATAGTAGGTATACTGCCAGCAGAAAATCAAACAAACCGTTTGACCAAGACTGTATCTTCAGTGGACTTCGAGGATGACGAAGAAGATTTACGAGCTGTAGAAAAAGGCGTTGTACCGGCGATAAAATCTAAAATTCTGGATGCGGAGTTTGCGAATCATTTAGATGATGAAGCACCAGTAGACGACGAACTAAGCAAACTATTGGCTGATTTGAAATAACGTAATAAAGGCGTGAGTGGGTTATTCCTGTTCACGCTTTTCTTTTAAAGGCACGTTATGAAAACAACATTAGTTATTGACGGCAATGCACTTGGTTATTCAAGCAATTATGCCGCTAAGTTATCTGCGGGCGACCAACAAACGCAGGCAATCTTTGGCACATTCAAGTCTATTGCTCAACTTAAACGCACATTTAAACCTACAGACTGCTTGGTGTTGTGGGACGGCAGAGCAAAGTGGAGATACGAACTTCTTCCAACCTACAAAAGTAATCGTGAGTCTACGCCTGAAAAAAAGGCAGAGCGTGACGCTTATAAGACACAGCGTCCTTTCATTGTAGAAGGCTTAAAGGCTCTGGGCGTTAAGCAAATCACGGTATTCAATTCAGAAGCGGACGACCTTGCTGCCTACTTCAGCAAGAAGCTTACAGCAGAGCCAAATTCTAAAGTGATACTAGCGACGGGTGACAAAGATTGGTTGCAGTTAATCACACCGCAAGTCGACTGGTATGACCCTATTCGTGACGAATACGTGGATGCAAAACGCTTTCTTGCGTTTACAGGCTACAAGACGAGCAGAGCCTTCGTAGAAAGCAAAGCACTGCAAGGCGATAACTCAGACACGATTGGCGGCGTAGGAGGCGTAGGCGAAAAGAGGGCAAAAGACCTACTGGACAAGTACGGTTCAGCTTTAAATTTTATTAAGACACCAGCAGAAGAAGTTATCACCGAGTGCAAGGCGCTTAGAGACTTTCATGCAAACAAAGAAGCTCACCAAACATTTGTTCGGAACATTCATTTAATGAGCCTTTATAGCTCAATTGACCGCATCGACTTCGCTAATAAAGAGGTGATTAACGGCGCGATTGACCTAGAAGCATTTAGAGAAATATGTATGCGCTTTGCCTTTAGTTCTATTTTGGCAAAGTTTGACGAATTTGTAATTCCATTTACAGGAGAAGCATTATGAGTATGGCAGATTTAGCAAAAGAATTAGAAAAAGCAATTGGAGGTAATTCAGATAAACAAGAAGTAAAGCACTTTTTAGATACAGGTTATCCGCCACTAAATAAAATTATTAGCGGCAAATACGATGGCGGTATCGCTTGTGGTCGTATTACTGAAATGTTTGGGCCATCTAGCTCAGGCAAGACTGCTATTGCGATGAAGTTAATGATTGAAGCACAGAGAGTTGGTGGTGTAGCAATGTTTATGGACCACGAGCGTAGCTTTGATTTAAGCATGGCTAAACTTAATGGATTAAATGATGCCTTTCCGCAATGGATTTACAAACAGCCTCGCACTTGGGAAGAAAGCAACAAAATTGCGGCTCTGGCAGCTAAGACTATTCGTGAGTCAAAAGCTATTTCAGCGGAAGCTCCAATTTTAGTTGTATTTGACTCAGTTGCCGCAATGATACCGCGCTCTGTCCTTGAAAAAGTCATAGACGAATACAACATGAACGACTCCACAGCATTGGCTCGTGCTACCTCTCAAACGTTAAAATTAATGGCTCAGTTTGCCGAAGACTTTAACATGACTTTACTTTATCTTAATCAAATTCGTACCAAGCCAGGCGTCGTTTATGGAGACCCAACTACTACTCCAGGTGGTCAATCTATGGAGTTTTTTGCGACATCACGTATTCAATTGGCTCGTAAACGTATCATCGAAGACAAAGGCGACGGCAAAGAACTCACAGGGCAAGTAATTACGGTCAAAATTGTAAAAAGTAAACTTACACGTCCATTCCAAGAAACTGAAATGCGCTTTATGTTTAAGCCGGATGGTAGTGGTTATTTTGATAATACTGGCTCATTGCTTGATTACTTGGTCGATAAGAAGATTATCGCGTCAGGCGGCTCTCGCGTTACATGGACGGATGGTAAGAGCTATTACCGCAAAGCCTTGATTGAGAAGATTGAGTCAGAGAAATTGGAAAAAGAGCTGATTGCTTTGGTGCCAATTGACTAAGAGGATTAGTTTACTGAAACTAGTTCATTATTATTTTCAAAATCATTTGTCTTAAAAATGTAATTTAATTATTCCGAACTCTATAATTGATTTTATGTGTGGAGTTTGGAGATGTACGTTATCGGATTTGTACCGCCACTAGTGGGCTTAGAAGGGCACTACAACACATTCAGAATTGGTGGCAAGTGGTTTAAAACACTCGTCGTCGGTGAGCATGTGGCTATCATGAATGAGAAGACTAAAGAAATTGTATCCATTGCGGAAGTAACAGAGCTTCACAAAGGACACTTGAACGAAATGCTGGAAAAGTATGCATACAAGAACCATACAGGACTTGGTGCAATTGACTTAGGCAAGCTCATGTTCAAGATTTACGGGCCTCATATTATGACCGATACTAAACTAACAACAGTAATTTGTTTAAGGAAATTAAAAGATGGCATTGGACTTAAGGTTACAGATTTCTAAAAAAAGTAAAAAAGGACAGACTATAGAAGACCTTCAAGCTTTTGAGACAGGAACTTGGAAAACTTTCGGGCAAATTCGCTCGGTTATTAAAGATAAAAAAGTGGATTATAGGTATTACGACAGCGAACGTAAGGAAGACCACATATACAGAGGAAGAGAGCCAACATTAGCGCTTGCCTTTGCTAAGAAAAAGGCAAGCTGGGGACTCGATGAAAGCGTATTAGAGTTGCTTGAAAGCCTAGAGGTATCTCTACTGTCTTTTTTTAGAAAGGCAACATCTACCTACTATATTATTCGCATAGAAGATTTTAGAGAGTTAATGTATAGAGATGAAAATCCACCATACCAAAAGCAAGTCTTTGTAACCTGTGACAACTTTGTAACCAAAGTAAAAACCATATCAGATAAAAAGATAGAAGCCAGTATGTCTATGTAAACTTCCATAAGTCACTCCTGACTTATTAATATATACTAGAAGAATCAAGAAACGATAGAGAGGCGTAGGTTATGCGCGACCTAGTAAAAAACAAATGATTTACGGCTTAATGGCAGATATTCACTTTCATTCGTGGAGTGCATTTTCATCTACGAATGAAAGAGGTATCAATTCGCGCCTGCAAATTCAACTAGACGAGGTTAGAAGATGTTCGCAGGAAGTAAGAGATGCAGGCGGTAACAAGTTAGTCATTGCAGGCGATGTGTTTCACGTTCGTGGCTCACTTGCGCCTAGCGTACTCAATCCTGTTATGGATTTATTTTCTGAACTCACTGATGACGGCTTTGAGATTGAAATCTTAGCTGGCAATCATGACCTAGAAGGCAAAAACGCAGACCGTGTTAGCTCTGCCATTACAGCACTTGAGCGAGCAGGCTGTAAAGTTATTAACTCGCCTATATCTGACGGCGCAATGCTGTCCTATATTCCCTGGTTTAATAGCGTTAAAGAGTTAAAAGAGATACTAAAAGCCGCAAGTCCGGTAGCAACTGGCGACTTAATACTTCACGCACCAATTGATGACGTTATTTATGGTCTGCCTAGTCACGGTCTAACCGCAGACTACCTTTCCAAGCTTGGCTACAAGCGAGTATTTAGTGGGCACTATCACAATCATAAAGACTTTGATAATTCCGTGTATTCGATTGGCGCTTTAACTCACCAAACATGGTCTGACGTTGGCGCCAAAGCTGGCTTCTTAATTGTTCATGAAGATAAAGTTGTTTGGCGTATGAGTCGTGCTCCAGCTTTCGTTGACATTCATGGCGACACTCCAGAGAAAGATGTGCCATTAATAGTAGACGGAAATTACATTCGCATTAAAACAAAAGAAAATAAAGCAGCCAAGTTACAAGAGTTAAGAAACTGGCTTATAGATGACTGCGGTGCAGAAGGAGTCATCATTCAGTCCGTTAAAGAATCCAAAGAAGCAAGAACGACAAGCGTCAAAAGTGGGCTGACATTGGAGGCTTCAGTAAAAAGCTTTATTGATACAGGAGAGTTTGAAAATAAAGAAGCACTTGCTCTTAATTGTGCCAAGTTGCTCGAAGAGGTTATTGAACTATGAAATTCAACACACTAGAGATTAAAAACTTTCTTACCATTGGTAAAGCCTCATTGTCACTTGCTGACAAGGGCTTGATATTGGTGCAAGGTTTAAACCTTGATGACCCTAGTGCAAAGTCCAATGGTGCAGGCAAGTCATCAATAGTAGACGCACTTTGTTGGGTACTTTACGGCGAAACAGCTAGAGGCGTTTCTGGCGATGCCGTAGTCAACGTTAAAGCTAAAAAAGATTGCCTTGTAAGTGTGGACATTGTTGATGGAGATAAGCGGTACTTAATATCTCGCCATCGCAAGCATGAACTTAACAAGAACGCACTACATGTCCTAGCTTCAGACGGTGGAGACATTACCAAAGGCACAGATAAAGAAACGCAAGCCGTTGTAGAGCAAATCTTAGGATGCTCATACGAAGTATTTATCTCCGCAATTTATGCTGGTCAGGAAAAGATGCCTGATATTCCATCAATGACCGACAAGCAATTGAAGTTGCTGATTGAAGAGGCTGCCGGCGTTACTCGACTCTCTCAGGCTTACGAGTTAGCTAGAGGCGAATTACTCAAGCAAGGCAGTGCATTAGACGCGGCAAAGGCAAGTCACGAGACAGCATTGGTTATGTATACGCGCCAATATGACACGTTAAAGGACTTTGAAGTTAAGCGTGAAAGTTGGGGCTCTTCTCATGCCAATAGCATCAAAGATAAGAAAGCCCTTTTAATTGAGAAGTTAAAGGCTTTAAAACTGACGATTGACGAACGTATTGACGAAGCAATTCTGAAGGAACTTATTACCAAGCGCCAAGAAAATATCGACAACATGGCTGAAATTAGCAAGAGCGAAGAGCCGAAGAAAAAGCTAGAGTTAAAGCTTGGCGAGCTTTCATACAAAAAAATATTTATTAAGTCTAAGGAGAGCGAGAGAGTAAGAGATATTAATGAGATTAACGAGTCCATCGAGAGTATCGGAAGCCGTAAAGGCAAAAAGTGTAAAGAGTGTGGAAAACCTTACACGGAGCATGACGGCGAAGAGCTTGTAAACGCCTTGCATAAAAAGTTAGAGAAAAGTAACGAGGAATTAGAAAAAATTAAAGCCATTAAGACGCTTTTAGACGAGCAGGAAGCGATTTTAAAAGCAGAGATAGACAAGTTACCGAATATTTCATTTGGTGAGCTTATCAAGCGAGGAAATGAGCTTGCTGAAGCTATTGCTGATGCAGTTAAGAAGGATGACCGCGCAACTTTAGCGAGAAGAGATGCTAATGAGGCTAAAAGGCAGTTAGAAGAGCTAGAGAAGGCTGTAAATCCTTACGAAGATACAGTTAGAGAGTTTGAGAAGAAGTTAGCGGAGGCAAAAGTAGCTTTGGATATAGACGTTGCCAAAATTGTCGACTTAGATAGGGGTCTAGAGGTATACCGCGATACTGTTAAGGTATTTAGTCCAGCAGGAGTTAGAGCGCATATTTTGGATACTGTAACGCCTTTCTTGAATGACCGCACAGCACATTATCTAGGCATTTTGTCTGACGGAAATATTAGTGCCATTTGGTCTACCTTGTCACGAACAGCTAAAGGCGAGATACGTGAGAAATTCTCCGTAGATGTCGAAAATGACAAAGGAGCCGATTCTTTTGGTGGAATGTCTGGAGGCGAGAAACGCAAGGTGAGACTTGCCTGTGCTTTAGCTCTTCAAGATTTGGTTTCCAGCAGAGCGACTAAATCAATCGAGATGTGGATTGGAGACGAGGTAGACCACGCCTTAGACGATGCAGGCTTAGAACGTTTAATGAGCATTTTAAACGACAAAGCAAAAGAAAAAGGCACAGTTTTGGTCATTAGTCATAACTCACTGACCGATTGGATAGATAACGTTGCGACCATTACCAAAAAAGACGGCTACTCAGAAGTTGAAGGAGCGTTAAGCTAATGGGTTCCGATAAAGATGATGATGATTGGTTAAAACTTGCCGATGCAATCGCCGATATGGAGATTGACACGAAAATTGAGCCTACTTCCAAAGTTAAAAGGTCAAGTTTGGACTTTATTTCAGAAGAAGATGAAAAAGGAATAGAGGCTATTTGGAAGGCTCACATGAGTGGTCACGAAGAGTCTGCCGAGGCAGTAGAAGACGTATCGGAGCACGAAGAACAGAGTGCCTTGTTCAGAATAAATAGCCTTATTAATACCGAAAAATTTACTGAGTCTTTTATTTATGACCAACCAGGCTCAGTCACTGTGAAAGGCGATGACGGCACTTTTGCCAAAAAGAAAGTATTTGGCGGTGAGAAATTTTCGATAAAGAGAGTCTATAAAGGAAGAAAATCGACGATATTCGTTTTCAATGTTCAAGGATGGAAGGGCAAGACGGCAGAGCTTTCAAAGCTTGAAGCCAGCAAATACTTAACGGGTTTTGACAGTTGGCACGATAGATTAATGAATGAGCATAATGACAGAGTTTTGACCGATGCGAAGAAGTTGGCAGTAGTCTTAGAAAAAGAAGCCTCGGAGCGTTACGAAGCTCAGGGCGATAAAAATTTTGGTTCATGGTAAAGGAAAAGTATGAAGATAAAAATAGTTGGCGTTGACCCTGCATTGAGAAATTTTGGCTTTGCACATGCCTTGGTAGACATAGAAACAAACAAAGTAGAAATTGTTAAATTGGTTCTCACCACAACAGAGACAGATAAGAAGGCAGCCAAAGTCGTTCGCAAGAACTCCGACGACTTAAATAGAGCGCAGTTACTTCATGACGCCTTAGTACATGAGTGCAAAGATGCAACATTTGCCTTTGTAGAGGTGCCGGTAGGCTCGCAAAGTGCAAGAGCAATGGCAAGTTACGGTATTTGCGTAGGTGTACTTGCCGCATGTCCGGTGCCGATGATACAGCTGACTCCATACGAAGTGAAGATTGCCGCAACGGGTGATAAACAGGCGGCAAAAGAAGAGATGATTGAGTGGGCTACTGCATTGCATCCTGATGCAAACTGGTTACTTAGAGCGGGCAAGCCAATACTTGCAAACGAACATCTGGCAGATGCCGTCGCCGCCGTCTATGCAGGACTGAACACTCAACAATTTAAGCAGGCTGTAGCCATGCTAAAGTCAGCGAAAGTTGCCTAATTAAATAAGTCACAAGTAATGTATAATTTATGACAGAGAAATTATTTTTGGAATAAAGAAAATAATTTCGACTCATAAAGTCCAGAGTAAACGCCTCAAGGTCTAGAGTACAAGCCAAAGAAGTCAAAATCGGCTTCCGAAAAAAGTGAAGTTTTTTAATTTCGCTTATATGGTAAGTCATTAATGACATAACTATAATTAGGTTTACGTATCAAACACAATTAAACACAACAACAAGGAAGCATTATGGATATTAAGGTCATCAAGCGTGATGGCAGTGTGGAGCCTTTTTCTGTCGAAAAAATCCACAAGGTAGCAAATTGGGCATGCGAAGGATTGGATGTATCTCAATCTGAGTTGGAAACTGCAACGCACTTGATGGCATTTGACGGCATTAGGTCGTCGGATATTCATCAGGCATTAATTAAGTCAGCCTCAACTCTAATTAGCGTAGAACAACCGCAATACACATTTGTGGCTGCTCGTCTATTGCTTCAAACAATTTACAAAGAAGTATCCAACAATACTGAATATCCTACATTGCGCTCCTATATCGAGCGAGGCGTGTCGCTTGGTCGCGTGAATAAAGAATTATTGGACTTTGACTTGGAATCGTTAAATGCCGTTGTTGTGAGCAATCGTGACCTACAGTTCACATATCTTGGCTTGCAAACATTGGTTGACCGTTACTTGGTTAGAGAAGACGGTGACGTAGGCAAGAAAGGCAAGATTATTGAGTTGCCTCAGCACATGTTTATGCGCGTGGCAATGGGCTTGGCTCTTAAAGAGAAAAACAGGACTGCGGCAACAATTAGATTCTATAACGTCCTGTCCAAGTTTGAATTTATGTCATCTACGCCTACTTTATTTAATGCAGGCACTAACCATTCGCAACTTTCATCATGCTATCTCAACACTGTGGCGGATAGCATCGACTATGAAGGCGATATTAATGAGGTCAATCGTTATGCAAGTATCTTTGGAACAATTCAAGAGTGCGCTAACCTATCTAAGTTTGCTGGCGGCATTGGTACAGATTGGACACGAGTGCGTTCTGAGGGCGACCATATTAAATCAACCAATGGTAAGTCTAGCGGTATCGTCCCTTATTTAAAAGTATTTAACGATACGGCAATTGCCGTCAATCAAGGCGGTAAGCGCAATGGTGCTTTCGCGGCTTACTTGGAACCGTGGCATCCTGATTTGTACGAGTTTATCGACTTGAAGAAAAACAGTGGCGACGAAAGACGCAGAACGCATGATATTTTTCCTGCACTGTGGATTCCTGACTTAATGTTAGAGCGCGTAGAAAGCAACGGCGTGTGGAGTTTCTTTAGTCCAGGCGAATATCCTGAGTTACATGAGCTTTACGGCGATGAATTTAAGGCTCGCTACGAAGAGCTAGAGGCGGCAGGCAAGTTTCGCAAGCAAGTAACAGCATTAGAAGTGTGGAAAAAAATTCTTACTTCTTTGTTTGAAACAGGGCACCCGTGGATTACTTTTAAAGACGAATGTAATCGCCGCAATCCTCAATCGCATGTTGGCGTTATTCATAACTCTAACCTATGTACTGAAATTACATTAAACACTTCCGATGACGAAACTGCGGTATGTAATTTAGGTTCAATTAATCTAATTAAAATGACCAGCCAAGCGCATTTGCGTGAAACAGTTCGCACTGCCATTCGTATGTTGGACAACGTGATTGATATTAACTTCTATCCATCCAAACGAGCAGAGAGGTCTAACACTCGCCATCGCCCTATTGGACTTGGCGTAATGGGTTACACAGAGTGGCTCGTTAAAGAAGGTATTGATTGGGAGTCAGAGCATCATCTTCAATTGGCTGATGATTTATTTGAAGCGTGGAGCTTTTATGCAATCGAGGCTTCGTCAGACTTGGCGGCAGAAAAAGGCATTTACTCTTCATTTGAGGGTTCTAAATGGAGTCAAGGCATTATGCCGATTGATACTGCGCGTGACAGACACAGTACGATGGATTGGAATGGTTTGGCTGAGAAGATTAAAAAGCAGGGTATGCGTAACAGTAATGTAATGGCAATCGCACCAACTGCAACGATTAGCAATATTGTTGGAACGACGCCATGCATTGAGCCTATTTTTAAACGTCAGTACACGAAGACAAACTTATCTGGCAGTTTTGTTGTGGTAGACCCATCGTTATCTTACGGTCGTCCTGAATTATGTAAGGAAGCGTTTGAGATTGACCAACATTGGCTGATTAGAGCTGCCGCAGTTCGTCAGAAATGGATTGACCAAGCGCAATCAACTAATCTATTTGTGAAGTCCTCTATTAGAGGTAGTGACCTAGCTCAAATGTACATGCAAGCATGGAAGTTAGGATTAAAGACAACCTACTACCTACGTTCGCAAAGTAAAGAATTAGGCGACAGCAAGAATGAAGTTATTAAACAGGAAATTATCGAAACAGCAGAGCCAGAAAATAAGTTTTGTAGCATAGATAACCCTGATTGCGAAAGTTGCCAGTAAAAGTTTGTCCTATTAAGTAAGTCACTAATGAATTATAACTAAACGGCGGGGCAGTGATGCCCCGTTCTCAACTGGAGATTAAAATGGATTACGATTTATCTGCCTTCGATGTGAATCAAAGGCGACTCATAGCTGGCCCGTCCAGCAATTTAATGGCAATTAGCCCGCTAAAGCACGCTTGGACTAGAGACATCTGGAAACTGATGCTTTCTAATACTTGGTTCGCTTCCGAGGTGGATTTATCACGCGACATTAAAGACTATAAAAACCTAACAAGCTCAAACCGCAGTATGTTTGATAAGGCATTGGCTTTTTTATCTAATCTTGATGGCATTCAGTTTAACAATTTGGTATTTAATATTGGCGAGCATATTACGTCGCCAGAGGTATCAATGCTTATCTCACGTCAGGCTTTTGAAGAAGCCCTTCACGTTGACGCCTATAGTACGATGATTGAAGCAATTAGCTCGAATCCATTCGAGGTGTATACCACTTTTGCTAGAGATAATATTCTTGCCAATAAAAACGATTACATTTTGGCTCAGAGTGCAATATTAGGCAAAGATTTTAGTCCTCGTAACTTTGGCATGGCGGTAATTGCTAATATCATTTTAGAAGGCATTTACTTCTACTCAGGCTTTTTGGCTTTTTACACGCTTGCACGTACAGGTAAGATGTTAGGTTCAGCCGATATGATTCGATTTATTCAGCGCGACGAGGTTGTCCATTTAAATGTATTTGTGAATATGTTTAAAACACTTCAACAAGAAAACCCTGAGATATTTGACGAACAGTTCTATGCCGACGCTCACAAGCTCTTTAGGGAAGCAGTTAATCTTGAAACGATGTGGGGCAAGTATTTAATCAGTGGCGGTGTTCTAGGACTTACAGATGCAATTATTGACGATTACATTCGACATTTAGCCAATCAAAGACTAGCAATGATTGGAATGACGCCTCTGTATCCAGGCGTGAAGAATCCAGTGGCATGGGTTGAACAGTTCAGTAATATCAACGGCGAAGAATCCAATTTCTTTGAATCAAAAGTAAAGGCTTACGCCGTCGGTGGTACGCTGGAGTGGTAAATGCGAATGTCGAAGTGGTTAAAAATTAAACACACTCTAGAGGCGGTAACTTGCGCGTTTATTATTGCTGGAGTGTGTCTTTCATTTTACAGATTTTTCTTAGGTATTTGTTAAGGCAAGTTGTCGTTTACTGACTTTTCCCTGCTAACGCTAGATATAATAAGACATCGACAAAGCGCACAACGCTAACTCAGTAACTCTGACGAGGCTTTATTAGCCGAAACCTCAGACCGTTCTATCATGCTTATCTCCTCCTTAGTCTAAGTAGGGCGGTCTGTTGTAAGTTACATGTCCCAATAGCTCAATTGGATAGAGCAACGGATTTCTACTCCGTAGGTTGGGGGTTCGACTCCCTCTTGGGATACCAAAGATTGCCGAGCAATTTAAATGATTTACGGTATATAATAATAAGTCACTAATAACTTATACTATCAAGGCATACATGATTCAAGCGAAAATTATAGCCGACTCGATTAATCGGAGTGGCAATAGAATTACCACATTACATTTAGTCTATCCAAGATTTATTCATAGCGAAATGATGACTCATAGGCTTTTTAGTCGTAACGCTAGTTCCTCGCGAGCTATTCCTGTTAAGAAGATGCTAGAGATGGTTCGTAATGAGCCTGCGGCGCCTATTCATTGGGGTAAAAATCAAGCTGGCATGCAGGCTTCTGAAGAGTTTACTGGCGAAGAGTTAGAAACTGCTAAAAGTCTATGGCTGGATGCGGCAAATAAGGCTGCTGACGTGGCAGAGGCGATGAACGCATTAGGGCTTCATAAGCAAGTAGCCAATCGTATTCTTGAGCCGTTTCAACATATTCACGTCGTAATGACTGCCACAGAATTTGATAACTTTACAGAACTTAGAGCGCACTCGGATGCACAGCCTGAAATTCACGAGTTAGCCTTGCAAATGCTAAATGCCATGAGCAAATCTGAGCCTGTTTTAAGAGGTTCGGACTCTTCTGACAAAAATGACTGGCATCTGCCTTACGTGACAGATGAAGAGCGTGCCAATAACTCCTTAGAAAACTTATTGAAGATTTCGCCTGCACGTTGTTGCCGTGTGAGTTACCTAAAGCATGACGGCTCTAAGGCAACGATTGAAGATGAAATCCAGCTTTGCGATAGATTGGTTGGTTCAAGACCAATTCATGCAAGCCCCTTCGAACATCAGGCAGTGCCAGGCTCTGACCCTGAACTGTTTGGAAACTTCAAACAATGGACTCAATATAGGAAACTAATTGAGCAGTCATTTAAATGAACAAAATGATAAGAGCGCATAAGGTTTTGCATTACTGGAATACAAACAGAAAAGGAGTAAAAATGGAAATTAAGCACGATGAAATGGTGAAGGCGTTAGCAAAGTCTGGCGAAGAAATTATCAAAACTCTTGTGCCTGAAAAAGCTCACGCTTTGCACATGGCGGTTGGCGTAGCGGGAGAAGCGGGCGAGTTGCTTGATGCCATTAAAAAGCACGTTATTTATAACAAGCCAATTGACCGCGAAAATGTGATTGAAGAATTAGGTGACATAGAATTTTACATGGAAGGTTTACGTCAAGGCTTTGGCATCACTCGCGAAGAAACTTTGTCAGCCAATATTGCAAAATTAGGAGTGCGTTACCAGAACGGTTATTCGGATAAGGCTGCGCAGGAAAGAGCCGACAAGCAATGATAGGGCTAGTTGGCGCCCATAGAACTGGCAAAACCACATTAGCCAAAGCTTATGCTGAAGAAACTCAAGTGCCATACGTAGAGACGGCAAGTTCGGCAGTTTTTGAGCGTTTAGGCTATAGCCCAAAAGTTGACTATGATTTTACTACAAGAATGATTATTCAAAATGCAATCCTAGATGATGCAGTTGCCAAATACAGTCAGTGTGCGGGCACATTTGTTACCGATAGAACGCCGATAGATATGTTGGCTTATACGATTGCAGATATACAAAGAGAAAATGTAACCCTAGAGCAGAGCAAGGAATTTACTAAATACTTTCACCGCTGTTTTGAGGAAAGTAACAAAAGGTTTATGTGCCTTACGCTGATACAGCCAGCCATTGAAATTGTCGACGCGAAAGGAAAAGCACCAGCAAATCCGGCGTATATGGAGCACTTAAACACAATTATGCTTGGATTGCTTGTAGGTGAATATAATTCATCTTCGCATTTTTATTTGCCTAGACGCACGACGAAAATTGAAGAGCGAGTAGAGGCGTTAAAGTTCGTGGTAAACAAAGTTTTAATCAGGGACTATGAAAACATTGAAAATCTAAAAGATAAAGGCATGCGGTTTCATTGATGTGAGGCGATAAGTCATTCATGATTTACTTGCCTGAAATAGCTGTATAAGATTTAAGTTATGCATATTTATAGAGAGGAATATAAATGTCAGTACCTACCCTGTATGAGGAAATCAACCGCAAGGCTATTGAGACGCTTGAGAGGCAGCTTGGTCGTCATGGTCGTGGCGAATTAACAGATAAGGAATTCAGCATAGCGTTAGGCACGATGTATGACTGTCTGGCTGGATTGGTAGATAAGCAGATTATTGATTACATAGAAATGGCATATATAAATGAACGATAATTTTTCAAATAGCAAGTGTCAATTTGCCTGTGGCCCACATACTGTATGTGAGCGATTTGCAGACCCAAATGCGCCTGTGAGCGGCATAGTAACGTGGTTTATTGCGCCTCCAATTAAAAAACTTAATGGTCAATGTCCTTTTTTTGTGGAGAAAAAGTAAATGGCGATTATTACAGGGCTAGACGTTGAAACGACTGGACTTGAATTTTCGGACGGACATAAGATTATTGAGTTGGCTATTGTCATGTTGGAATTTCCAAGCATGAAGCTCAAGGCGGAGCGTGTTTGGCGCTTTAATCCAGAAAGAGCAATTTCGGCTAAGGCGCAAGAGATTCACGGCATTACGTATGAAGAACTTGCAAGCAAGCCATTATTTGCAGAATTTGCACCAACGATTGCAAAGGTATTGGAAGTGTCAGACCTTGTAATAGCACACAACGCGGACTTTGATATTCCCTTTATTAAGCACGAACTAGAGCAATCGGCTTTGTTTCCAAAGATTAATTCTTTTTGCACCATGAAAAACAGTCGATGGGCAACTCCGCTTGGTAAAAACTCTAGCCTTAAAGAGCTTTGCTTTGCGCTAGGAATTCAATATGACATGGAGCAGGCGCATGGAGCATTGTACGATGTGCAAGTAATGATGGCAGCCTTCAAAGAGGCACATCGTATGGGTTTTTTTCAAAGCCATTTAGACAAAGTTATAGAAGAGAAGAAAGCCGCTTAGGCTTACCGAGCGGTATTTTTTAGGCGTAGTTAGGCGGTTTATTTATATATTTATTACCGAACGGTAGAGAGGCAACAATGTGGTTTCCAGAAGTGTGGCAAATTATTCCTGTTAAAAATAAAAGCTATTTGCAATCATTATGGATTGGCATTTGTATGCCAATTGTGTGGCTGCCAAAGGCATTATTCATCTGCATGATTTATCCAACATTTAGAGCGTTTATTGGCGGAATTTGGGTGCTACTAAGAACGTACACAGTTTTGCCAATAATAGGCGTTGCCGGTTACGCCAGCGGACTCGATAGAGAGCTTCCTTCTTCTACCAAAGTTGTAAGATTAACCCTAAAAGAAGCCAGAGAGCTGATAAAGAAGATAGATGAAGAGGAAACTAATGGCTAAATCAGCAACGCCATTTATAGATAAAAATGGCAAGTTTTTAAGCATAGCAAGTCATCAAAGGCTTTTTAACGACAAAGACTACTGTAGAGTTCTTGAATATTCCAATGGCGAATATTGGGTAAGCGTCTTATGGCATGGCAGAATTGACCCTAACGCAACTCCTGATTATTGGACGCCATACGAACTTACTGTTAAAACAAATGTAGATGGACGCTGGGTTAATGACCCTTTTAGCTCAAAAAAATGCAAGAATGTAGAAGAGGCGACAAAGTGTTACCAAGATTTTTTGATTAACTACACCTATTGCGATATGAAAAAAGATATATCAGGGCAGGAAAAGTTTTACGAAGTCGCCAATAATCTAGCGCCACCTCCACCGCCAGACCCCGACATTCCTCGCTCTTCTGAGGCTACAAGTTTTATAGCGGGGAGTTGGTAGAATGTATGGGTAGCTTCCTGTATAGATGTATGGGTAGCTTCCTGTATAGATGTATGGGTACATTTCCATATACAAGATTGGCGCTTTTTAAATGGAGCGCCATTTTTGTATAGGCTCGTATTCCAAGGCATTTTACTGCCAAAGTCCAAACAAAACTGCCTGTAGACATGCCTAAATCTATACGGTATTCGCGCACACGCGCTTCATATATATGTAGTGCTGGTTTTTGCTCCTAAGTCACTAATAACTGCCTGTTCACACGCCTGTATCGGGCAATCATAATGTGAAACATGACGGAGAGATAAAAGAGCGAAGTCATAGAGTTTAAGGCAGTTAGTCACTAATGATTTACTCGCCTTATAACTGGACGTAAACTTTAATTGTCGCGAAACGACACACTTATAGACTAAGGAGATTTAAATATGGCAAAAGCACAGATTGTTAAAAAAGTAGAAGCGGACTTTGTAGATAGCGGTTTATTGGATGAATTGTTAGCTAAGTTGGATGACGATGTAATTGACGAAACGGTCATCGAGGACATTCCGTCAATATCCGAAGCAGACATTGAAATGGCAGTGGCTGGTGCAGTAAAAGACGAAGCCATGATTGCCGCTTACGCAGAGCAACCAGCAGGCTCAGATACGGTGGAAGTAGCAGTCGTAGAAAAGCCAGCTAAAAAAGCAAAAGCACCAAAAGTAGCAAAAGAACCAAAAGAAGTTAAAGAGAAAAAGGAACGTATCTTCTTCTCCAAGAAATCTGAGCGTATCAAGCATAAGTTAGGCGACAAAGTTAGCGACTTCTTGATATTGGAAATGTCCGACGCAACACTTGATGCCGATACGCTTAAGGCTCGTCAGGAACAAATTCTTTCAGACATCGACACTAAGTTGGCTAAGAAAGTCGGTGAGAAGGCTGCTCAGTTGTTGGACTGGTATAGCAAGGGTGGCAAGCTAAACGAGATTATGCGTCGTGCCTTCACCGTGTTGGTGACAGAAAATGAACTGACATCAGGCGACAAAGGTAACTTGCAACAAGACTTGTTGGCTAAACCGTACAGTTTGGGTACCGCACGTTCACAGGCTAATCAAGTGTTCATGCTGTTTCCATTCTACAAGATTACCGTCAAGGAGAAGGGTCGCATGATTATGAATCCTGATAGCGTGATGTTAGCTAAGGCTCGTTCGCAGTTGGGCATCTAGTGCAAAAGACAAAGGGGCGTAAGCCCCTTTTGTTTACTCAAAGCAATTCCAAGGAATTACTTGTTCATTACGTACATTGTAACTTCAAAGCCAAAACGCATTTCAGTAGCTGATGGAGATGTCCACATGATAATTTCCTTTAGGAGTTAGTTTGTTATTTATAACAGGCAAAATTGCTTGTCTTTAATATATTGGACTTTATTACATACAAACTATAGAGCCAAATGATTAAATAAGCCTAAAGATAATCAGTAGGAAGTGATTTTCCCGCGTAGGTGTGACGTTTATTTGATTAAAGCTATATGACGGTATAGCTAAGTTTAGTGGTGAGCTTGTAGAGCGTTAAAACAACAGGCTTGCGACTGGGGTGCAAAAATGTGCGCTTTAAGTCACTTTTTAAGCTAAAACAGCCAAAATGTTGCCTAAGACGCGCCTAATTTCTGGATATATTATTATAATTGTAAATCACTAATGACTTATAGAGGAGAAACTATTATGATAGACGCAGTAGAATTAAAAGGCTCACTTTCGCAGTTCACAGGTTCGGAAAAATGGTATCGCCACTTCTTTAATAGGAAATTTCATTATACGGATGGCGTTAAGTATTTTGCTGAGAACGCAGGCAATGGCGCTTATTGGTTCTTAGACATTATGGCTACAGAGTTTAATAAGTTACAGGCAGAAAACCGATTTATGTCCGTCTTTTTAAACGTGCAAGACTCTGAGGCTGTGCTTGAACTGACGGATGGCAACGACGGTATTCTGGCAGGCAAGCGCATTGAGTTTACTGACTGTCCCGAAGGCGAGTGGAAGTTTTATTTAATCGACAACGTAATGTTGTTGCCAAGTGAATTCTAAGGAGAAAAGTATGTTAGAAACGCCAAAACAAGCCCTCAGCATCGAAATGTGGGAGGAAAAATATAAACCAATAAAAAACCATTTGGATGATAACGCATCATTCGATGGCATCATGTTTGAAACCTACGGCGAAGAATTAGACTTCGTTAAGGCTCAAGCGCCAAATACAATCTGGACGTATGGCGAAGAGGATGACAAAGTTTTCATTCAGGCAGGCTGGCACTTCGTCAATCGTCTTGGCTACTTTATTACAGAAGTGCCATTTGACGATGATGGCATTTTTATCAGTCTGTCTGTCGACGATGAAATTGACACGGCAGGCAAACTCATTCACCTTTCCTATAGCGCGTCAGTCATCTATGAGGAAGTTATAAATACAATCCAACAAGCAGAAGAGTTAGGCGGCGTAGAAGATGCCCAAGACTATATCAGTCTGATGGAGGCAATCATTAAAGAGTGCGAAGAGAGGGCGGCCATTGCCGCTTTAAATTCTAATTCCGCCACTTTACGCGCCTATCTTCAATCTTCATAATGATTTTAGTAAGTCACTACTAACTAAGGAGTTTAAAATGAAATGGTTTCAGGCTGTACAGAACATTAAAGGTCATTGGGCGTCAGTCAACGGCACGTCGCTTCAAGGTTACATTAATGCCAATTATGTCGAATTGTTAGAGGCATTTGGCGAACCGACTGATGGCGACGGTTATAAGGTCGATGCGGAATGGGTCATTGTAGGCGATGACGGCACTGTGGCAACAATCTATAACTGGAAAGATGGACGCAACTATTGTGGCAGAGACGGTATGGCTGTTTGGGATATTCGTAATTGGCATATTGGCGGTCATAGTCAAGATGCCGTTGATTTAGTGCATGAGTCGCTTAATTTAATTTCAGAGAAAGTGAGGCAATCGGCATGATTGAATCTAAAGAAATGCAGTACGTAGGCGAAGGTTGGGTTGTCCAAGCTTATGACGACCAATACCTTTATATTGTCAAGGAAGGCAGGCCAGGCGTCATTCAAATCAAAGCAGACGAAGATGGCTTTGTGGCGGACATTTTTAAGCAAATGGCAGAGCATGATGGCAGCGACCCTGTTTCCAGCGCATTTTCCAGTTATTCAGAACTAGAAGAGGAGAGCGAGTATGGGATATAGGAGCGAGGTATCAATAGTGGTTTATGGCGAACCGTCAAGGTTTCAAAGGCACTTTGACAACTACTTTGCCAAAGACGTGATTGATGATGAGGGTTTAGACCTAAGTTATATCATTCCTAAGACTAAAGTTATCGTAAGCGAGGATGGCAATATCAAATACTTTTCCTTTAATGCCGAAGGCATCAAATGGTACACCCTCAACTATCCTGAAATTGTTCACCTAGAAAAGTTTTACATGACGGCATCAGAGGCGGGACTTAATGCCGAGTTTGTTCGAATAGGCGAAGAGTTTGATGATGTAGAAGTTTGGCAGGACGGCGATGACCTTGATTGGCTTTTGTCTGTCGAGCGTAAAGTACATAACGAACTTGAATGGGGTTTGGCTCAAGAAAATAAACAAATTGGCATTGAGAAGGCAGTAAGTCACCAGTGATTTACACGCCTACCCTTATTTAATATCATTTCATTGTCGAAACACAACACACTAAGGAGAAGAGTATGGGATTAGATATGTATGCTTATTTAGTAAATGCCGAAGCAGTAGGCAATCAGCAAGTGGATTTAGAAATTCCAGAGAGCGAGCCAAGAGAAGAACTGTTTTATTGGCGTAAGCATCACGACTTGCATGGTTGGATGCATCAACTTTACGCACACAAAGGCGGTCTTTCATCGACCTTTAACTGCGATACCTTGAGGCTTACGGATAATGACCTTGATGAATTGGAGCGAGCGGTTCAAGGTAAGGCGTTGCCCGAAACAACAGGATTCTTTTTCGGTAACTTTCCGCCTGATGAAGAATCGGTGGAAGCCGACTTAGGCTTTATTGCGAAAGCTCGCCAAGCTATCGCAGATGGTAAGGCGGTCGTCTACGACTCTTGGTGGTAGAAAAGAAAAGCTGACTAACGTCGGCTTTTTTGTATCTGCAATATTGCCAAGGCGTGTGTCGATTTTGTCGATTGCCTAATCGTGTAAACGATAGGTGTGACGTTTAAATTTCAAGCGAATATCAGACTGTCAGATTAATAGTAAAACGTCACACCTACGCGGGAAATATGAGGCTTAAGTTTAGAAGTCGTTTAAACATTGGCTAAGACATTTATCTTTTATATTTTAGGCTAATACGTCTGCAAGTGCCTGATATATATAGCAATATGCCACTTTTAGTGCCTTAAATATCTGTTCATAATGAATACATCAACAAAGCAACTAGAGGAGAAATCACATGACAGACGCAAGGCGAGTGGATTATCAGTTTAACGCAGTCGACATGACAAACTTGATGATTAACGTAGGCAAAAATGACAAAGAAGTTTATCGCGCTCTAGGTTATTTAAGCACTTGGAATTTTAGCTATCCAATCGTCAAGATTTGGATTGACGCCAAGCATTGCGAGATAAATGCAGCCTTCTTTGATACCGATGACGGCGATTGCCGTTACAGCATTGGAGCTGTTTGGCACGATGACCATTTTGGTTTTCATAGTTAAGGAGAAGTTATGGCTATTGAACATATTGTTATTCACTTTAAGTGGGCAAATGAAGCAAATGGCGAGCCTGTGGACGACTACATTTATACCGCTAGGGCGGCTATTGGCGAGTGGAACGGGGTTGAAGGCGAGGATGACGATGCCATTTTCTATTACTTTGATGACAACCCTAATCTTTCAATCATTGGCAATCATGGCGATTTTAATGTAGTTGGCTACGAAAGAGGAGGAGTCAGTTATGGGTAGAGTAAAAGCGGTATGGCAGGCAGAGCAAGAAAAAATTGATTGGCAGCAGAATGTTAGCCAAGCAAATTTAAAGCAAAACAACGACCCCTATTGCCTCTGGTACAACGTCAGCGATGACGCGCCAGTAGTAGATTTAGGCGAAATGATGGCTAGATGGGAGGAGTTATGAGTGAGTCGTTTGACTGTAGGCAATGCGGTGAGGCGGTAGATGGCAGACGAGGCTTGCTAGGCTACAAGGTCTGCATGGATTGTGGCGAAAGTAATGCTAGGAAAATAAAGCATTGTGTCGTGCCGATGCCCAAAAGCAATTATATTTTAGTAACAGACCCTAGCTTATTGCTAGGCTTAAACAGTTCACATAAAGGAGCAATGAGATGACCAAAGTTTATTATGTAGTTGAGTATTCCAAAAATTCATGGACAGAGCTTCGCAAGTGGCGTGAGGAAGAGTTTGACTCACAGGCAGAAGCAGATGCTTTTGCCCTTAAGTTGCTAGGTTTTGGCGACACAGTTCGTATGTATATAAAGGAGTAAATTTTGGACAAATTAATTAAATCTTGGGAGGCGTCTGCCTCTGCGTTTCTAGTCGGCAAAACAGTTGCCTCAGTTCGCTATTTAACAAGCGACGAAATGGACAACTTAGGCTGGTATCAAAGGTCTTTGGTCATTTTCTTTAGCGATGGCTCGCATATTTTTTCGTCCCAAGACGATGAAGGTAATAACGCAGGCGCTCTCTTTACAAGCGACGATGACCTATCTGTGATTCCTACGATTTAGCGAAACTGCCACCCGACGCGCCTGAATCTAATCTTTAAAATGTAATTGTGGTTAATCAATTACAAGGAGAAACAAAATGGCATATAACTTTGACAAAAAACTAACAGTTGGCGATTGGGACGTGCAAGTTGACTCACAGGCTAATTATGGATTCTTTGAGCATCAAAAAACTGGCACAGGCGGTGGCTTGTGGTTTGAGGATGAAACAAGTGTGATTGACGAAACGCAAGTCACCCTACGAGATTACGATGGCGTATACGAATTACCAAGAAAAGTATCTGCCGCCTTAATCATGATGGGCTTCTTTGTTGGAGTCGAATTTCAATGAACATTTTTGTCCTAGATTACGAACCGATTGAGGCCGCAAGGCTTCACTTGGACAAGCATATAGTCAAAATGCCGTTGGAAACTGCACAAATGCTGTCCACAGCCCATCATCTGCTTGGCGGTTATTCTCAATACAAGCCAGCCTATCCAAATCATCCCTGCACAGTTTGGGCTAGGCAAAGCAAGGAAAATTACCAGTGGCTAGTCGAGTTGGGCTTGGAACTGTGTGCAGAATATTCCTACCGCTACGACAAGCGACATGCCTGTCAGTCAGTCATCGAAAGCATCTGGAGTCCGCCACCCAAAGCTATACCCATTGGCATGACACCGTTTGCACAAGCGATGCCTGACGAGTGCAAGCATCCTGACGCCGTGACAGCCTATCGTACTTATTACAGGCTACACAAAGCACATATCGCACATTGGAAATATCGAAACATACCGGAATGGATGGAGGAATTACATGAAATCGCCTAAAGAAAAAGTTGCAGAGTTTGAAATTGAGGAAGAGGAAATATCCGAACTTTATGAGAGTTGGCTTAACGGTAATCGAGGCGCAGTCCTTGAGCATCTGCACAACAAAAAGCCTCTTGTTGCCATCTTTATTGCAGTCACAATGATGGAGCTGGCTAATGCCGATGGCAAAAGGCATCAGTTTGCCGCCAGTATCCGCAATTGCATCGAGGCGCAAAACTATTATATGCGCCCTAGATTTGTGAAATTGGCATCTCTTAGGCAGTAAGTCATTCGTGATTTACACGCCTGTATCGGATATCTACAATTATAAATGTAGCAAATAATCACAAGGAGAGTGGAGATGACAATGCAATTAGATTTTTATTCGGACCCTGGACATGGTTGGCTCAAGGTCGAGAAACGTATGTTGGAGCAGTTTGGAATTGATGACAAGATTTCCTACTACTCTTACGCCAGAGGCGATTACGTCTACTTAGAGGAAGACTGCGACGCCTCTTTATTTATTGGCGCTCTCAAAGACAGAGGAATTGAGTACGAGTTTAAGGAGCATATATCGCTTTCCAAAGACTCGCCAATTCGCAATTACGCCCCTTACTCATTTTAGGAGAAATCATGACTGACAAAACTTTTGTTAAGGCTTTTTACAATCATAACGACGGTAACGCCTACTTCGCGTATGAGGACTATCTTTGGGCGGCGCCAATTCTCTCGTCAGAGGCGGGCTTAAATATGAAAATGGACATGACTAACGTATACGAGCCTTCGGAACTGACAGATACGGAGCAGGCGTATATATGGGCTATGCTCGTCGTCCCTAAATTTGAAGAAAAGTATCCGATGAATTATTCCTGCGTGAATTTAGAAAGAATAAAGGAGGCACTCTCATGAGTAGACCTAAAACCAAAATAACCGTTTCTGAGGCTAAAAAGTTAGTCCTAGATGCCGTGATGTATTCATGCGAGCAGGATAGAGGCTATTTCTATGACACGCTTCTATGGGCTTACCGCGACTATACGCCTCAGAATTGGGCGCAGGACTTTTTTACAATGGAAATTGGACCGCCAAACGAAGACTTCGAAATTGTCTTTGACCCTATCAAAGAAGACTCTGATTGGCAACTTGCTTTATTTACTTAGTGCCATTAGTCACGCCTGACTTACTTCGTCATAATAACTAAATCGACAGAGCAACACTAATAAAGGAGAAGGAAATGTACTCAGCCATAGTTATGCAAAAGAAAAAATTTGAAGGTTATCTTGGCAAGACGCCAACGCGTGTCGACTTAAACGATTACGAGCCAGTTGCCTTTCTTAATAATCGTGACTTGCTAAAGGACAGAATTTTAGCTGACGCCTTTGATTTGACTAATTCCATTGACGAGCATTGGTCAGAAAACGAAGGCGTCGAAGTGATGGGCGGTAGGAAAAATTATCGCTCTACTTCGGTCGGAGATTTAATTTGGCTAAACAAAAATGACGAAAACGAAGGCTTTTACATCGTCGACAACTTTGGCTTCAAGCCAGTAATTGCATAAGGAGAAAACCATGAGAAATTTAATCCAATACTGCGAACAACAAAACGATTGGGACGCTATCTTTGGCAAAGACGCTACTTACAATCCCTACGACTTGAGCGAGAAGGACTGCAAACGCTTGGCAAACTCTTTGAGTTCCAAACTTAGCCCTGAAAATCTGAGTTGCGATGGCGAATTGCCTCGCGGTGAAATAATAGCGAAGGCTCGCTATCTAAACGGTGTCGTAGGCGAGCTTCAAGCGTATGCCGCGACCAAAGGTTTTAACATTCCTGAAATCGACTACTAAGGAGAATACTATGGCAGCTTCAAGAAAAACCTACATTGCAATAGCCGAAAAAGTTAAGCAGGCAAGACCGACAAACGAGCAACAACTCGAAGCCTACAAAAATGCAGTCTTGCAGGTGGCGTATGCACTTAGACAGGACAACTACGCATTCCAAACAAGCACATTTTTAGAGGCATGTGGCTTGCAATAAAAACACTTTTTGGAATACAATAATAAAACGTTTTGGCGGTATCGTATAATTGCCACCTTGTAAGTAAATAACGGAGTGATTACCGTTGGAAAAGCAGTAGGGCGGGACTTGTGACCCCGCCTTTTTTCCGTCTATACATTGCCTAGGAGCGTAAATTCACATTGCCTAGCAATATAAATAAAACCCTGTATATAATGAGATATAGCAGTAAAACGCTATAGTCCTTAATCCCGAAATAAGCCTGAATTAGCCATCTCCGAGTCTATTCAGGCATTTTTTTGCCTACCTTTTTATTTGTCCAATAAAATCAATGACTTGCGAAGCCTAAATTGTGTTTGCGTTTCATAGGCATTATACAACTTAGGGCAAGCACTTTTTTGCGTATGCATCAAGCGATAAGTATGCTCTAGGAACCGCTCTACCTAACGCTACAGCTCGTCCACCTAAGTTAGTCTATATGACGGTATACGCTAAAAAAATAAACGCTTAAAACGCTTTAAATCAAGTCAGGCAACTAGCAAGTGCCTGTGTACCGCCCTAAGTCTGTTTGAGATAATAAAAGCATCAAGTAAAGGAGAGAAAATGAACACACAAGAGGACTTGGAAGTATACATAGATAGCCTACTCAAAGAGTTACTAAGGCAAAGAAAATCGCTACATGGTTGGACTATTGATAGCGAAGAACACACAGGCTCAATCTTTTGGTGCAGACCAATGCCAGAAGAGGAGTTCATGGAAGTGGTTTATGCCACACCGTATTGGGAAAGCAGCCAAGACATCGCAATTCAGTATGAGGAAATGCCAAGCGGTGAAGTGCAGTACGAGGCTTTGGACTACAAGCTAACTTTTAGCCTAGAGCAAGATGCGAACAATTATTTTGAGGCAATGCAAGATTATCTAAAGGAGAAGTAAAATGAAAATTGAAACATCAGAACTAACAGGCATGGCGCTTGATTGGGCTGTGGCAAAGTGTCAAAGCCTAAATGTAGAAATAGACCAAGTAATTATTTTAGAAAACGGAGATTACTATGTGCCTACAGAAGATTGGGCACAAGGCGGTCCAATTATTGAGCATGAAGGCATGCAGATATGGAAAGGTCAAGAATGGTGTGCTGCCTTTGGAAATAGCATAAACACGCCTGATTTTTTCTGTGGCTCAAGTCCACTAATAGCCGCCATGCGGTGCTACGTCGCAAATAAGTTAGGACACGAAGTTGATATTCCAAAGGAGATAGCATGAACACATACAAGGACTTTGACGATAAAGTCGAGTGGCTTTATTGCGAGGACTGCGGCGTAGGACAATTCTTAATTGCTAGGGCAGTAGAGGACAAGGATTCCATAGCCTTTGTCTATTTGGACAAGCATGGCTATTACAACGTCTTTCGCTCAATGGACGAGTATAACAATTATGTCGAAGGCGTCGCCTGTGAGCGCATTTGCGTTTCGGATGAGGACTTTTCCTATAATGAACTGCCCGAAGGCGTAGATTTTATTGATGCTTGGACTTACGATAATTTAAAAGACATCAATAAAGCCTTTGAAACGGTAGCTAGGCAGTAGTTAAGTGCCGGTTCTCTCGCCTGAAATTAACTGTGATAATAAACTATCGAAACAAAACTAATTAAGGAGATGGCATGAGCAATATTTTCAGCTTAGGCGATATCGTCGAAGTAATAGACCAAAACATCAAAGGCAAAGTAGTTGAAGTCTATAATCACGGTAGGAATATCGTCATTGATGATTTGGACTCGGAATGGGAATATCCTGAAAGCCGTCTTGAGTACAGGAATGACGAGCTGAGTTTAATAAAAGGCGTAAGGCTAAACTAAAAGTAAAGAACAACGGCAATAAATAAACCGTAGGCTAAAGAGGGCAATAAATGGCAAGTGGAAAAAAGACAATTAAAAATGGCACCTATCGTTACATTGAGGATGAAGGAGTTCTGATAGAAAGGGACTTTGTAGATGGCAAAAACATATTTAGCTACACAATTTCAAGCCTATGGGCTGAGGACGAAGTGTTAGAAGCCATCAGCCATTTTGATAATGAGGAATACAAACAAGTTATTGTAGGCGCAAAGTTTACTTTAAAGAATATTCTCCTAGATATGATTGAGCTTTATAAGTTTCCAGGCAGTAATGAAAGACCAATAATTGACATGGAAAATAAAGAACGGTTTGAAAGCCTCAGAGAAGAACTGATGTGGATGGTGAACAAGATAGATGCCTTAAGATATAAAGAGTGGACAGAGGAAGAAGGTTAGGCAGATATGTAAGTGATTGGGGGTGAGGAGTGAACCTCTCTTCAATCGTTAGGCTAATTAGATTTTCACTTACACACTACAGGCCACCTACAGCCAGTTTCAGATTCCAATGCCAGGCCACCAGGCTTAGGCTGCGACAGTAATCGCAGGCCATTGCCATGGCACCAGTTGTGAACTATTTTTAGGTAATTGATAAGTCACTATTGACTTACCTAAAGTCCATATTTATACTAATAACATGATTTGGTTTCCGAAGCATTAAACCATTGAGCCACAGGCAACGTGTAAGCCCTGATTAGAGCCAAATGTAATGCCTAGGGAGTTTTCTCTTTCTTTCTGGGGGCTTGTCTTTCAGTTTTGTTGGTTTGACTTGTACAGAAGCCTAGGCTTTTGGATTGATACTAATAGAACGCTAGATGGCATACCTTGAACCCTTCGGTCAACGTGTCTATAGGCATGGGGGGTTTGGGGGGGCTTATCTTTCAGTTTTAGGTTTCCTCTCCCAGAAGCCTCTATTTGTTTAAAAACAATTAACTCAATATATTCATTAGCCATTATTCCGCCTGTAGCTTGCCCTAACTTTCTTTTCTATACTAAACACATGAAGCAGTCACTTATACACAAAGATTTAAGAACGCCTAAATACCGTATGCGAGTAGAGGAAGACTTACGGCTTAAGGAGACTTACATTCGCAAAGACAAGTATAAGCCTGACTATCTTGAGGAAATTGAAGAGGAAGAGGAGACGGAGATGGACGTGTATGGCTAGTCAATGATGTACGGCTAGCTTCCATGAAATAAATATTAGGCTGAGTGGTGACAAAATTGTATGGGTAGCTCCTATGTGAGAGATTAGGCGTTTTTTAAGAATGAAGCCAGGCTTAGGAATTGAAGGTGTTGCCTATAGGAAAGTAAGAATGAAAATGCCTTAAAAGTTGCCTAGGCATTTGGCAGTGTTTTTTGCCAAGATAATTCCCTGAATTTTGTCGATATAATGAAGCATCAGTTAAACGACTATAGGAGTATGTATTGAATATTTTTGACAAAGTTGGCAATTTATTTACCGCCATTTTCACCCTAATTAACGTTATCGTCGTATCTTTGCCTACCTTGATTGTTTTGTACTTCGTAGGCTACTTGCTTTTTAATTAAACTGCCTGTTCTCGTGCCTGACATCGCTCTATATAATGAAATTGTGGTTAAACAAACAAAAGGAGAAACAAGATGGAAAACTTAATTTTAATTTTAGTATTTATTACAGGCTTATGCGGATTTCTTGGCATTGCCTCTCTTATTGAGCATGCAATCAGAACACGTAGGGAAAGAAAATTTCATGAGCGTGTGATGTCCAAAGTTTTATTTTAATTGATAAGTCACTACTGACTTAGGAGGAAAAATGAGAAACAGATATTTTACCGATGGCGCCGCCTTACTAATGATTGGCGTTTACTTAACAATTTTCTTGGGTGTTTATTTAGGAGTAATACTATGAACTACAACAATTCCTTAACCGTTCTAGGCGGCATTATTCTAACCATTGGCGTTTCACAGTTGCTAGAGAATGGCGTAGGCTGGCTTTGGCTCATGATGGTAATTCTAGGCACGGCAATCATCACTAGAGCCTGCATTAGTAACTAGGCTATTTCAGTATCAGGCCAAAGGGTTCTCCCTTTTAGGCCACAGGCTCTCGGCCAAGGCTATCTAATGTCATCCGCAGGCCATGGAATCAATCCGCAATTCTTAAACGCCTAAGCCTTTATCTATCGCTTTTACTCTGCCTAAGTAGTGCCATCCACGCGCCTAAACTGAGTGCTTACAATGAAGTTGTAGCAAATCACTACATATTTAATCACTTACTAGGAGCAGTATCATGAATCAAGAGTTAAACGAGTCCAATAACTACGGTGTTGAAGTGGAGTATCTAGCAGAGCCGCCTAGCGTTATCTACGTAGATTTTCTTGCAGTAGAACCTAAAATTGCTAAAGCAGTGCCAATTCTTGATGTTGAAGAGGACGACTATGATTGGGCATGCGATACAGATAAATTCCTCAATAGCAAGAAAGTACATCGCCAACGCTATGACGATTGGTCTTACGCAGACTTACACTTCGCTTAAGTAGGGCTGTTATTTAATACTCTAGGGCTTGCAGTAATAGCCCTAGAACGCGTTCATTTACTTTTCCTAGGTCTTTGTATCACTTACTCACTAAAACCAGCCGTAGAGTGTACGGGTAGCTATGTGATGCCTGTTTTATGGATAGATGGGCATAGGTGCGGGTAGCCAGCCAGTCCTTGGTGTATGGGTGTGTAATGACGTATGGGTAGCAATCTATTCCTACTGCCAAGGATGTATGGGCAGCTGGTGACCTACAGGTGAGGGTAGCTGGTGACCTATAGGTACGGGTAGCGTCCTTGAAAGCCGCCTAGGCTTTTGTAGGCAGCTGATGCCTACCGCCGATGCGGACGATTCTCATTTGAGTGCCTAAACGCGAATCGTCCTCATCCAACGCCTAAACGCGGACACTCCTCATCCGCACTGCCTAAGCGTATTTTGCCGCATAGAATTTAAACCATGTCAAGCAATTTATTTTTATTTTTTTTAGTGTTTTTATGCTTAAAAGTATTTACATTTTTTTAAATGAGCGTATAGTTATAACTGTTGTACACAACAACACTTTTATTAATTAATTACAAGGTAGATTTAAAATGACTAAAACACAATCAGCTATTAACTCAATTTTCAACGCTATCAATAACTCTTTAGATTCACGCATCGCACAATCTAAAAACGATAATATGACTAAAGAATTAAAACAAGCTCAATCATTATTTACAGTGCATCTTGCGACTGTTATGCATAACGAAAAAATTGATTTTAATTCAATCGCGTCAATCATCGCAATCACAGATGACAATAATACAAACTATTTTGCTCAAAAAGCAATTATCAAGTATTTCAAGCTTTTAAAAACGTTATCTCAAAATATCGACTCACTTGATAGATATACGCGCAATTACATCACATCGATGTTATTGCTTAAAGATAGCGCGACTAATGAGCAAATACAAAAAGGTATGAGCAAAGCTATTGCGCTTAATGATAGCGACTTAAGCTTGCGTAAAAATCAATTACATATCGCGACTTCGACGTCTAGCACTCAAGCGTCTAGCACTCGCAAAATGCTACAATACGCTAACTTAATCACTTATGACAACAAAGCAAAATTACAAGCTTTTAAAGATATCGCGACGCGCGACCGTCTTGCTAAAATTGTGCATTTTGCTTAAATTTTAAGCAGTATCGCTAAACAGTATAAATAGTTTATACTGTTTAGCAAGCGGTCACTCTTAGGGAGGGGCGACCGCACAGGGTGGGGTAGGCGCCTAATTTCCTAGCTAAATAAAGTGACCCTTATACAGCCACAGAAACCTAGCGGTAATAAACGCTTATATAGGTGACCAATGCACACATGAGTAGGTATATACATTCTATATACGCAATTAAATCCAAAAAAAGTGATACATGCAATAAACGCTTATATGTAGAACTATGTTACTGCTCTAATGCTTCTTCTATGGCACTACAAACTGTACAGAGACTGGATTCTCTAAATGTTTCTGCTCCGGTCTTCATTGATTCTAATAAATTCAGTGCAAGCTTTAATGCTTCGTCTTTAGAGTGACCATTTTCGTTGATTGGTTCTACTAATGCTCCTTGAGATACTTTTCTTACGCTATGAGCGACGTAATTTCCATGAAGATAATCAATAGCCATCTTTAACGCTTCGTCTTTAGTCATTTACATTCCTTAAAGCCCAATAGAGTTACTTTGGGAAATTCATTGATTCAAATTGGTCAGCAACAAAGCAGTATAGATAGGCGCTAAAGATACCGATGATGACGAATGGTAGAGCCACCATGAAAAGCGTTAAGGCTGCAAACGAATACAGCAAGTAAAAGAAGTATCTTACTGGCTTTGGAAGCATGTGTAGATACTGCACAATTTTTTCTAATTTGGTCATTCTTGGTCCTCTGATAGTAGTTCTAGATTTTCTCATTTAATGTAAAGCGCCTTAAAATTTGTAAGCCAGTTAGATACATCACAAATGACTTATCATAATGAATAAATAAAAAGCCGTTACCAGCTTCCCCAATTTTCGCTTCGAACTGCGGGAGGTAGTTGTTCTTTTTCTTTTTTTACTACTTTTAATTCTGTAGGTTTGATTTCTGTTTTCTCAGGGACTTCACTTGTTTTGCCTGATATCTCTTCGATAGCCATTGCTGTGCTTCGAATATTTGTGGGCAGATTTAATAAGTCATCTTTCCAGACATAGCCGTATCTATTGGCAATGGATTTAATGTTTCTAATATCGTGTGGTACTTTGCCTGTTAGTACGTTTCTATGACCGTTATCTACGCACCATTGAACGAAGTCTCTTGGTGTTGTTGGAAATCTTCTAGTCGTCATTGGCAAGCTCCTTTCTTAAGCGTTCTAGAAGTTCTGGATTCTTGTTTAGCAATGCGGCAAGCTCTTGAGTTTCTCTGCGCTTACGCTTTGATTCCTCTATGAGTATTTTCTTCTCTTGCTTTCTTTTCTCTATCGTCTTGGGGAGTTGTTTGCTGAAGGCGTCTGCGTCATACATCGCTAAAAGCGTCATAACGGTGTCGGTGCGTGCGCAATTATGAATACGTGATATTTCGTTGACCTGTTCTAGTGGTTCAGTCGTATTGAACGCCATTGATAGCGTGAATTTTTCCATGTGTTGTGCCTATAAAAAGTAAAAGCGAATAAATTATACTTACTCGCTTATTATACTTTCATATTTACTTATATTGCTTGTTTTTACTTGGTATCTTTTATGTTACCAGTGAATCCTACTGCGTCGCCGTCATACTCGCCTGGCAAAAGCTCGCCTACTAAACTGGCGTCTTCTTGGTCTTCGTATTCAATTTGAGGAAGATGACCTAGCAAAAGAATGCCAAACAATGCTAAAGGCTGAGTCATTAATATTGCAATGGCTGCTATGACTATAACAATTACCATGTTTTGAATAAATTGTTCTGAGAATGGCATTACGGTCTCCAATAAAAGTAAGTTACTAGTGACTATTCTATCACCTCTTTAAAAGTAAATCTCTATAAAAACAGAAGCTAGGTTCCATTATATTTTCGCCAAAGCCCGGCGTGTTTTTAATAATATTAATGCGGTTTTTAGCGTGGTCTTTTAGATGGCTATTATGTTCGTCGTAGAAATCAATTATTAAGGCAACATTTTTTCCTTTTTTCTTTCTTCTTAGTCCTCGACCAATACGTTGACGAAGCGCTACTTCGGCTTTTCCACCACCAGCTAAAATAATAACGCCTACGGCTGGAACATCTACGCCTACATCTAGAATCGACGTTCCAATTAATACTGAAAGTTCTCCGCAGCCTAATTTACGCAAAGCTTCTTTACGTTCTGACTGGTCGTGCTCGCCGTGAATGTAATCGGACATGACGCCTTTTTCTTTAAGCATCTCGTTAAGTATTACGCCGTGCTTGGTTTGCTGAACAAGAATCATCGTTGTTAAACCTACTTTTGCGGCTATCTGAACTTCTTTTACAATGTGAGCGTTGCGAAATTCGTTATTAACTATGCCAACAGTGTAGGCTTTTTGCCAGGGAGTTGATTTGTACAGCTTAGTTGGCTTCTGAGTAAGCTTGACGACTTTGAAATACGGCTTTGCCAAAATGCCACGGTCAATAAGTAACTTTTCAGAAACTTCAATACCGATTGGTCCTGAGCAACCCATAAGACGCATGTTTGCTTCTTCGTCGTCTTTCATAAATGGCGTTGCTGTAAGTGCTAAACGGTAGTTTGCGTTCTTGCAATAGCGCAAGATGTCGTAGTAACTATTACCGCTAGACTCGTGAGCTTCTTCTAGAATGATAAACTCAATTTTCTCTAAGAAATTAATCATACGAGCACTGCGCTTTGCCTGAGCGGCTTGCTTTTCTACGGAGTCATAACTATCAGGCGCTTTAATGTGAGCAATGATTGTTTGAACCATCGCCACATTAAACTCAGGGCTTACACTAAGCGTACCGTCACCAATAACTCCGCATTTAAAACCGTAACCCTCGACGGCTTCTTTCATTTGATACATTAAAACACCGCGAGTGGTGATAAAAAGCGTAGGGCGTCTAATGCGGGCGTAAGCAAGACGTGCAATTCGTGATTTTCCGCCTCCCGTTGCTACCTGTGCAATCATTTGACCGTACTTTAGAAGTTTATTAACCACTTCTGGCTGGTAGTCATACATCGGGTCTAGACCGAAGTCATCAATTTCCCAGAACTCTTCTTTTCCAAGCGGAGCAGGCAAAGGATTTCTAACTCGATTAACCGTGTAACCGCCTTTTTGAAGTGCGGCATGAACGAGCGACACAAAGCCTGCTGGAAATGTGGCAGTTTTCCAATCAAAAAAGGAAGAGCGACCGTCCCATGAGCCTGTTTTAAACATATCCATGTGTTCTGAGCCAGAAACTTTGTAAGAAAGCGCGGACGAAACCAGAAATTTTGCCTCTTTGTCGTTGTCCATGACTTTCGCTGTAACGGCGTTATTAGCAATTGTTATATTTTTAGTCAATTCAGCTCTTGCCTCTATAAAATATTTGGAGTAGTATAAGTCACCAATGACTTATTAACAATATGGAACCTAATGGAAATCAAAAACTTAGCCATCGACCCTAAAAAATTAACCAAGAATCCTTGGAATACAAATATGGTCGACCCTGAAAACCAAACAAAGCTGGACAACTCAGTTAAGCGGTTTGGCATGTTTAAACCAATTATTTGTCGAGAGTTGGCAAATGGTGCGCTACAGATTCTAGGCGGCGAACACCGAGTTGAGTCGTCAATTAGACTGGGCTTTAAAGAGATTCCCATTATAAATCTTGGCAAAATATCTGACGACAAGGCGAAAGAAATTAGTTTAGTTGATAACGGCAGATACGGCATTGATGACACTTTGCAATTGGCTGAACTTTTAAAAGAGCTTGGCGAGTTTGAAGATATCTCTTCATACATGCCTTACTCGAACGACGACTTAAATTCAATATTCTCTAGCACTAGTATATCGCTCGATGAACTCGAATTACCGGATTCCGATGAACTGCCTATATTGCCGACAAGCTCAAAGGTACAAACCCATCAAATTATGCGTTTTAAAGTTCCGATGGAAGATGCCGCCGCTGTCCAGTCGGTTATTGAGTCAATTATGAAAACGCAAGGTTTTATGGACGATGATTCTCTTATGAATGCTGGAAATGCTCTTGTTTACTTGGTGACTAACGATGACTGATAGATTTGAAGAATGTGATTATTGCCAATTTAATGGCGAAGACGAAGACGTATGTGAGTTCTGCGAAAATGCAGACCAATTTGAACCCGCCGCCGATGACTACTCAGAAGGCGCTTTATTTTCTAAAAAAATTCTTTTACTGAAGAGAGTCGCTTAATGGCAAGAGAAACACTTATAAAAGTATTAGATTGGAAAATTGATGATGTCAAACCATACGAACTTAATGCGAAAAATCACGACAATGTGCAAATTGAGAAGATTGCAAAGTCCATCAAAGAATTTGGCTTTGACCAGCCTATTGTTGTTGACGCTGACGGCGTTGTCATCAAGGGTCATGGAAGACGATTGGCGGCAATCAAGCTTGGTCTTGCTACCGTCCCTGTGGTCGTCAGAGCAGATTTATCGCCTGAAGCAGTTAGGGCTGCCAGACTGGCTGACAATCGAGTAGCAATCTCAGATATTGACACTGAAAAGCTACAACAAGAACTTGCCTCGCTCGAATACGACCTTAAAGGAATTTTTGATTCCAAAGAATTAGACTTTATGGATGCTGATTTAGGCGAGATAGATTTAGCCGGCTTTGTAGATGACCTTGATAATGAGCTTGAGAAGCACACAGAATCGAGCAGAGAGACTGCCGAAGCCGTAGACAGCAAAGATATACCTCTTTACAAAGTTTTTGGCTTTAAGACGGTGCCAGGCTCTTCTCAGCGCACTTTGACGCGCTTTATGGCAGAAGTTGAATCTAGCACAGGCAAAAAAGGCGCAGAAGCGTTAGTTAGCTTTGCTGAATCTTTGTCTGTAAGTTGGTAAGTCACGAATGACTAAATACGTAATTAATAAAAAGTTTCAAACGCGTGTGGAGCGAAGCGCCAGAGTATTAGAAATTGCAGAGGCTTTTGGGCTAGGTCTTGATGATAAAGAGTTTGTTATTTTTAACGAGCTTGAATTAGAAGTGCTTGATGGCGATGTTGTTTACATTACGGGTCAATCTGGAGCGGGCAAAACCGTTCTACTTCGTGAACTTGCTAATCAAATGAAAATTAGTGGTTTAAATGTCATGAATATTGACGATGTTCAGTTTGAAGATAAGCCGCTTATTGACCAAATTGGCAAAGACCTTAACGAAGCCATGAAATACTTATCCATTGCTGGTTTAAATGACGCTTATTTGTTTGTTAGAAAGCCAGCAGAGTTATCAGACGGGCAAAAATACCGCTTTCGTTTAGCCAAGCTTATTGAGTCCAACGCAACGGTATGGGTGGCGGATGAATTTATGGCCATTTTAGACCGAGTATCTGCTGCCGCCATTTCATTCAGTATTCAGAAAGTCGCCAGGTCTTTAGGCGTTACGTTGCTTGTCGCAACGACACATACAGATTTAATTGATGATTTGGCGCCAACTTTATACATCGAAAAGCGCTTTAGAGAAAAATTAAAAATTAAAGTGCTTGCAGATGGAGAATACAAGGAAACAGTCAATGTTTGATTTAATTGATTACTTAGCAATGTTTACTTCTAGCTTTGTGGTGGTTTTTTTACTTGGCTTACAAAGCAAACACGTACATAAAAGTAAATATTTTGCAGCCGCAATGACTAGCGTAGGAATTAGCATTGCGCAGTTCGTATTTGTTAAATATGCGGTCAATGGCAATATTTTGGTGCTAATTGTCTCGGCAATTGGCGGTGCAATTGGAATTGCACTTAGCATTTACGTGCATGACCATCATATTGAAAAGTTATACCAAAAAAATATGCGCACACACAGAATAGATTCATTCTTAACGGCAAGTAATTTTGACAAAAAAGAATGGCGCAACAGTCTCAACTTAAAACAATCCAAAACCAATAATGACTGAGGATATTTTTATTGAGCGCCGCAGTGTGCCTTCCAATCATGCCTTTTCACTGCTTAAAGAAATTTATGTTGAACGAGGCACAAAAGATGACTGGAATTTACTGCATGAGCTTCACTATAAAGCTGAAAAAATTCCAGTAGGCCCAGCGTTTTATCGTTGTGTATTGCGCGGTCAGACTATTGGCGTTGGAATGTTAACAGTATCCAAGATGCTTAGTTCTGGCAGGAATGAAGTTTTTGCACATTTGCGACCTAATCAAAGCGGTCTCGATACTCGAATGATGAATCAACATCGAGCCGACTGGGTAAACGCCAACATGCGAACCAACAGTCGTTTAGTGTTAGACACCATGTATCGCGGCGTAGGTATTGCTTATCGCATGCAAAACATTATGTGTCGCATGAGCGGTTGGCGGTATATAGAGTTTCAAAGTTCAATGAGCCGCTTTAACCCATTTGCTCAAAAGGCGGGTTTTAGGTTTACAAAGCCTAAGCGCTCTGCGAACTACGAAAGAGGAGTGGAGTTGTTTACACGCTACATTGTAAGCAATCCAAATGATTATGTTGCGGTAATGGAAGAAATTGAAGCAATGCCCAATCACGTTCGTGAAAACGTTGTACAGGGTTTGCGTGACTTTTACTACCGCTACTCTTCTATGGAGAAAAGCGGAAACGCTAGACTGAATGGCACTAAGCGCGTTGATGAAATGCCGATTGGTGCCTTACTTAAAAATCTACAACAGTTAATTTTTGCTTGCCCGCTTTATGGAGTGTACATAAACCCAGATTGCGGTCGCAAGATTCCAGAAAGAATTCCAGTTTTAGAGTTTGATAAACAAGGCGTTAATGAGCCTTTAAGAATGAAAGCATAATATGGAATACCCATCAGAAAAGCATTTGTATGTTATGAAAGTATTAAGTTTGGGAAACGAAGATAAATCTTCAGTTGACCTTGACCAAATTTTAGAACGACTAGATTACAAAACAACCAAGCAAGCGTTTCAGTTTACTTTGCGCACTATGATTCGTCATGAGTGGGCAATAAAGCTTGGTATGGAAAAAAGAAGAGGCAGAAACCGCGTGCTAATTGGATTAACACCGTTAGGCGTTCAACACTTTGAAAGTAACAAAGTTGCACCAACTTCTATAATGGAAGACTTTTACGATGATGACTTGCAACTTGAGTTAGACATTTAACCCAATTATTTCCATGTTATATCTAATAATTTATTTATATTATTTATTTAAAAATTTATTATATATAAAGGGAAACCCCAAGTAATTGTATTTTAATCCAAATTCAGTAAAACAAGCGGAAATAAAGGTTTTATGGTTAATATTGTTAAGTCATTAATGATTGACTTTTTAGGCGTTTTAAATATAATAGAAAAGCCTCATCTATACGATGAAGTTTCTCCTCCTAGTGTGCAATATGGGCGCTTCTTCTCTTGCGCCCACTTTTTTAGTCTCGTATGACCGAAAAAACCGCAGACACTAAAATTCCAGAAGACACCTTACATACGCCTAAGCGTAGCGGTGGTACTGGCAAAACTCCATTAAGCGAACGTCAGTTGATTCAATTAGAGTCAATGTGGGCGAGCGGCGAATACACGTCTGAGCAATTAGGAAAGAAGTTTGGACGTACAGGTCGCTCCATTATGAATCTGATGAAAGCTCGTGGCGCTAAGAAGGGCGAATTGTCGGAAGAAATCACAGAACGTGTACGCGAAAAGATGGTAGACAAAATTGTTTCTGAGGCTTCTATTACTGCCGAGCGTACTAAAGAGACTAAAGAAGACCACTATCGCATGGCATCCGCAATTGCCAAGTTGACATGGATGGAAGTTGCCAAATCTCAGAAAGAGGGCAGAGCGTTTTCGACTATTACCGGCTCAATGAAGGCTTTAAATTTGGCGATGGGTGTATTAGAAAAAGCTCGCTCCGAGCGTTACGCTGTACTCGGTTTAAATGTCGAAAAAGACGATGACGGAGTAATTCCAGAGTTAGTGGTAAACGAGCTAAGTCAGGAACAAATTGCAGAGCTTAGAAATAGAGACTTCTCGGCGCCAGGTCAGAGGGACGCTGAAAAGCTTCTTGAAGAAGTTCTTGATACTAAGGATGAAATGAAATTTGATGATTCCGAATCTGACGAGGACGAAGATTGATTTCGCTCCATCCAAAACAAATGGAAGTATATAAGTCCCCGCATCGTTTTAGAGTTGTGGTGGCTGGTCGTCGTTGGGGAAAGACCGCTTTATCTCGCACTCTTATGATTAAGTACGCCTCTATCAAGAACCGCAAAATTTGGTACGTTGCTCCGTCTTATCGAATGGCAAAACAAATTATGTGGCAAGAAATTCTTGATGTGCTGCCTAAAAAGTGGATTAAAAAGCTAAACGAAACGACCATGACAATTACTTTAATCAATAAAACTACTATTGAGCTTAAAGGTGCCGATAATCCAGACAGTCTTCGCGGTGTTGGAATTCATTTGCTTGTTATGGACGAAATTCAAGACATTGAGCCAGAAGCCTGGACACAGGTTTTGCGCCCAACTTTGGCTTCTACGGGCGGACACGGTTTATTTATCGGCACGCCAAAAGCCTACAATCATCTGCACGATTTATATATTCTTGGTCAGGAAGACGAAAATCAAGGGACAAATCAATGGATGAGTTGGCAGTTTCCAACCATTACCAGTCCTTTTATTCCGATTGCCGAAATTGAAGCTGCCAGAAGAGACATGGATGAAAAAAGTTTTAGACAAGAGTTTGAAGCGTCTTTCGAAACCATGTCGGGTCGAGTTTATTATCCATTTGATAGAAAACTGCATGTCGGTAATTACGAGTTTAATCCTGAACTGCCAATTTGGGTTGGACAAGACTTTAACGTTGACCCAATGAGTAGCGTTATTTTGCAGCCTCAAGCAAATGGCGAGCTATGGGCGATAGATGAAGTTGTTCTTTTTGGTTCAAACACCGAAGAAACTTGCAACATGCTAGATAAAAAATATTGGCGTCAAAAAAACAACATAGTTATTTTTCCTGACCCCGCTTCAAACAGCCGTCAGCATGCTCGCGGCGAAACTGACTTGGATATTTTTAGAGAAAAAGGCTTTACTAGAATTCTTTTTAGACGCAAGCATCCAGCGGTAGCTGACCGAATTAACTCGGTAAACGCATTGTTAAAAAACGCACAGGGCGAGGTTAGACTTAGAGTGGACTCAAGATGTAAGCACTTAATTGAGTCATTGGAAGAAACAATTTACAAAAAAGGTGAGCGCGAAGTAGATAAAACGCAAAGCAAGGAACACTCGACTGATGCGCTCGGTTATGCAATAGAGCACCAATATTCTTTGCGTAAAGTTCATGTTGGTGGTTTGTCAATATAAGACTTGCAAAAGTAAGTCACTCGTGATTTAATGGAGAAATATGTCAAGCGTAATTAAACCAGGCCAAGTTGCCTTTATATATCCTCAATCTGATGATTTTCAGTCTACGGTTGTGCCGCAAACTGATGACCAGAAAAAGCTTCGCACACTCGTTGACCGTCGTCATCCTGAGTATGAAGAAAACTGCAAGCATTGGTATTTTTTAGAAGAAACCTATGAAGGTGGTAGAGAATGGTTTAAAGACAACATTTTCCGCTACATTAAAGAAGGCGACTTGGAGTATAACTCTCGCGTAGAACGCGCTTATCGCTTTAATCATACGCGTGAAGTTGTTGACTTGGTTAACAAGTATTTATTTAAGCAAAACATTCTTCGGAATGAAGAAGACGCTCCCGCCTCTGTAAAGCAATTCTGGAGTAGCGCTACCCGTAGCGGTCTAAACGTTAAAGATTTTATTCGCCAAGTATCAAAGAAAACTTCTATTTTTGGTCGCATAGGCATTATTGTTGACAGAACTCCAGCCATTGAAGGTCCCTCTATTGCGGACGAAAAACGAGCAGGCGCTCAAACCTACGCATACATTGTCGGACCCGAACAGTTACTTGATTATTCTTACGATAGCTCAGGCGCACTTAACTGGGCTTTAATTGAGGAGTGCGTTCGTGATGACGAAGACCCTATGGTTTCGAGCGGTTCAGAAGATGTTAGATGGCGTTTGTGGACTAAAACAGAATGGTTTCTTTTTAAAGAAATTAAAGAAGGCAGAAGGAAAGTTATTTTACTGGAGTCAAACGGCGTGCATGGTCTTGGCGTTGTTCCGTTGATTCTTGCCGATAATGCAATTACGGATGAGCTTTACGGCTCTTCGTCAATGATTGACGACATCGCTTATCTAGACAGAGCGGTGGCAAACTACTTATCTAACCTTGATGCCATTATACAAGACCAAACTTTCTCACAATTAGCAATGCCAGCTCAAGGCATTCTTCCTGGCGAAGACATGTATGCCAAATTAGTTGAGATGGGCACGAAACGCGTGTTTCTTTACGACGGTGAAAGCGGCAGTCAGCCTTTTTACTTGTCTCCAGACGTCAAGCAAGCCGAACTTATTCTTTCCATTATTAACAAGATTATTAATGAAATTTACCACACTGTAGGTCTCGCCGGTGAACGCACCAAGCAAGATAATGCAGTCGGTATTGATAATAGCTCTGGCGTTGCCAAGGCTTTTGACTTCGAGCGCGTAAACGCACTATTAACAACTAAAGCAGACAGCTTAGAGCGCGTAGAAAATCAATTAACTTTATTGGTTGCAATCTGGAACGGTGAATACGAGTTAGTCAAAAATGACTTAGTTAGTTATCCAGATAGCTTCGACACAAGAACGCTGTTTGACGAAATCGACATGGCTGCCAGATTACTGTTGGTGGAAGGCCCGCACACGGTACGCAGGCAACAAATGATTGCATTAGTCAATAAATTATTTCCTCAATTATCTAAAGATTTGCGAAAACAAATTGAAGATGAAATTGAAAATGAGTGGCCTTTGGGAGTATCAGAGGTTGCGTCCAATCTTCAGGGTAGTTTTGCCCAATCAGCGTTAAATAACACTGGTGGTCAGAACGCTCGGTAGACGCCGACGAAGAGACTCGTTGGTATTTTTTAAATAACTAGACCAAGAGAATGGTCTGAAAGGCACGATAGTGAGTAAATTTACACGTAATTTCTTAGCTCGTTACATGAGCGAAGCAAGTGATGGAGCAGACGGCAGTGCAAGTGGCGGTAGCCTTAGTGATAATTCTAGTGACGCAGGCAATGTTGTAAACAGCGTGAGCGACGCAAATAATACAAGCGGTGATACAGGTAAAAAAGCTGGCGAACAAAGTAAGACTAGCGGCGAAAGCGATAGCAAAGGAAAGCTGTCTGACGAAGAGGCTCGACTTCTTAAAGAAGTAATGAAGAAGAAGGAATCTTTAGACAAGACACAATCTGAGCTTGCTCAAGCGAAAGAGCAACTCAAGAAATTTGAAGGCATTGATGCCGATTCTGTTCGTGCGTTACTGAAAGAAAGAGAGTCTGCTGAAAAGCAACAACTCGAAGCCAAAGGTGACTGGGAACGATTAAAGCAAAGAATGGCAGAAGAACACGCTAAAGAGATTGATTCTCTTAAAAACAGCGTAACAGAAAACCAGACAAATCTTCAAAAAGCACTTTCTACTATTAACGAATTGTCCGTTGGTACTCAGTTTAGTCAATCTAAATTGATTAGCGAAGAACTTACTCTAACGCCTAGTAAAGCTCGCGTTATTTACGGCGACTACTTTGACGTAGTTGACGGTAAAGTGATTGGTTACGACAAGCCTAAAGGCGCAGAAAACAGAACAGCTATTGTTGACCAATATGGCAACAATGTTGGTTTTGATGAAGCGCTTCGTAAAGTAGTCGAATCCGACCCTGATAAAGATTTCTTGTTTAAGTCTAAAGCGAAGCCTGGTGCTGGCTCTGACAGTAATAAACCTACTGGCAGACAAGACAACAAAGCAAGCGAATTAGATGGAATTGGAAGAATTGCTGCGGGTCTTAAAACTCTTGGCAAACCAGGTGGAAGTGTGATATAGTAAGTCATTAGTGAGTTAAGCGAGTTACTTACTGTTTCCAAATTTAACTTTTTTAAAATCAAGGAGTAAATTATGGCTCTTCTTAGAGTTGAAGCCGAGAAACTGAGTACAAATCAGCTTATCTCTGGTGTAATTGACCAAATCATCACTCGTGATGACTTGTTCGCAGTAATGCCTTTTGTTGGCGTAAACGGTAAGGCTTATGTCTATACTCGTGAAAACGCTTTACCAACCGCAGATTTCTTAGACCCTAACGACACAGTAAGCGAAAACGCCGCTACGTTCACTGAAGTTGTTACTAAGTTACGTATCTTGGCTGGTGACGTTGACGTTGACAAATTCCTACAAACAACAATGGGTGACACCAACGACCAAATGGCGATTCAGATTGCTAAGAAAGCAAAAGCTTTGTCTTACGCTTTCCAACAAACTGTAGCTACTGGTAACTCTGGTACTAACGCGAAGCAATTCGATGGTTTGTCTGTATTAAATGACAACACTAACCAATTAGTTAGCGCTGGCACTAACGGCGGTGCATTAACATTAGCTATGCTTGACCAATTATGTGACACTGTACCTAACGGCCCAGATGTTATCGTAATGCGTCGTGGCACTATTCGTGCATTCCGCACTTTGTTACGTGCAACTTACGGTACTGACGCTGTGATGCAACAATTGGAAAACTTCGGTCGCCCAATGTTAACTCACAATGGCATTCCAGTTATCATGAATGAATTCTTGCCAGGCGATGAAACACAAGGCACTTCAGTTTCTAACACTTGCTCTGTATACGCGGCTCGTTTAAACGAAGTTGACGGCTTACATGGCTTGTACGGCGGTGAAAACGCTGGTTTAGTTGTTGAAAACATTGGTACTGTTCAAAACAAAGATGCTACACGTATCCGTTTGAAATGGTATGCAGGTTTGGCACTAAAATCAACTAAGTCTCTTGCTCGTCTTAAAGGTGTTACAAACATCTAAAACGTGGTAAGTCACTGGTGACGACAAAATAGGGCGAGTCTAATGGCTCGCCCTTTTTCATATAAAGGACAGGATAAATGAAATTAAGACTTAAAGAGCCTGGTTTCGAAACTTACTCAGGGCAGATGGGCGTAATGGATTTTGAAAACGGCTTAAGCTTAAAAGACGTTTTGACAATTGACGCCGTTAAGCTCAGTTGTTTTATGTACGTTGAATGGGAAGACGGTACTTCTCCAAGTATAACGCAAAGCATTTTAGATAATGCAAATACTCCAGCTCCGATAATCGGAGACGGCAGACCTACCGCAGAACAGCCTGTAGAAAAAGAAAAAACACCCGTAATTGAAGCGACAACAGCTTTCTATTCGGAAGTTGATTTGGGCAAAGTCGCAGACAAAGACGGAATTAGTGGCTTGCGTGCAATCGCTGAAAATTTAGGCGTAAAAGGCAAATCAATCAAAGAACTTATTGACGGCATTTTAAAGGCTCAAGAAGGTAAGTAATTATGGACATATTTCGCGCTAATTCAGATGTAACTCTTATTATTCCGCTCGCTGACGCCGAAGGTAATGCTTACAACGTTAGTGCGATTTCTTATCGTGTTGTGAACCAAGACGAGGTAGAAGTTCTTGCCTTGACGCCTTTAACTTCCTTTTCTGCCGGCAGTAGTGAAGCGACAATTACGGTGCTTGCCGTAAAAAACGTTCTAGCAACTGGCAGTATTAGAGAGCTACGCAACATTGAACTGTATCTAACTGAAGACGAAAATCAAATAACCATTAGATACCCTTATGTTATTGAGGCGTCTCAAGTATTGGTTGTCGGTGAAAATTCTTTTCAGACCTACGCTCAAGCACTTTTAACAGGAATGGAAATATCAGATATTCCTGCGTGGAATGCGGCTTCAGAACAAGACAGACTTACGGCACTTATGGATGCCCGACATCACATCGTGCAACTGCACTTTACTTTGCTGACTGGATATTTTGACCAATCAAACATCGCTTATTTTGGCGATATGCAATTTGAGACTCCGTATATTTCTAAAAATAATGTAGCGTTCCTGGGCGGCAACTTAGATTTACTTAAGCCAGCTCAGTACGCGGCACTGCCAGAAAAAATGAGACAGAAGCTCAGATTGGCTCAAGTGGCTGAAGCTGACGCCATTCTTGGCAGCGACCCTATCAAAGACCAAAGAGAATCTGGTTTAATTAGTTCAACTATTGGAGAAGTGTCTCAGAGATATAGAGAGGGAAAGCCAATGCAATTACCAGTATGTAGCAAAGCTCTGTCTTATTTGAGCTACTACATTTCGTTTACTAGACGCGTAGGCAGAGGTTAAGTATGAGCCGCGATATTGTAGCGAACAATGTTGCGATGGGTTATGAGTTATTTCATCGCTCAATTTATGCCTTGTATTTAAAAAAAGCCGCCGACGGCAAGACAGACGCTTTTACTGTAACTACGTTTGCAAGAGAAGCCTCTAACATGTCTAATCGCTTCTATGACGCATATTTAAGACATATTAATGACTATGTGACGCTTTCTGCAAATGGCGTCTCTGAGAGCGCTAAAAACCGCGTTAACGGGCTACGTGAAATACTAATTAACAAGCTAGACGCTTTAACAACAGATTCCATTCGACACTATCAATCAAAACTGCGTAATGGCGCTTTATTTGGTCAGAAAGCTGGCTTTACAGATAGAGAGTTTGATTATCGCGTTAGAGATACTCGCGGTAGGTCTCTAGACCCAAATAATTATGTAGTTGGTTTAGTTCGCTCGTTTGCTACGGACACTTATTTTGTTTCTTCGGTAGATTTATTAGCCACTAACGGGCACTACGGAAAGATAGTCTATCCAGACCCAAATCATCAAAATAATGGAGCAGTTTTTGACCCGAAAGACAACGAGCAAGTAAAAGTGGTTGCTCAATTATTTCACCCATATTCCCAAGCTACGGTGGTCGCAAATGTTATTTATTCCTAATCTTAAATGTACGGTAACTAAACATGCTGGTCTAGATATCTATGGTCAGCCTAAAGTTGGCATTATTTACAGAGAAAAGTGCGCAATTGTTAAATTAATTACCACTACTGACGTAACGCCTATTCGAGCAGACGCTTCAGCTTCAAGGGGTTCAGCTAGAGAAAGACTAGCGGATGCAGAGCTATTATTTCTCGCAACTACAAAGGCCGATGTTGACGATTTTGTTGCCGTTGCTGGCGTAAATTTAAGAGTTATCGGTAAATTTCCAAGATACTCAATATCTGGCAATTTAGACCACTATCAAATTACTTGTGATATCTGGGAGTAATCAGTGAACCTTCTTCCAATTGCTAGAGTAATAGAAGATGCAGGCATAGCCAGAGCTGGCACTAATTTATTCTTGAATTTATTTCCATCAGAGGTCGAGACGGGAATATTGCTTCGTTCGCCGCTTACTGGAACAAAGATTGACTATGAATTGCCAGAATTTAGAAAAGCATCATTTCAAGCTATTGTCAGAACTCAAGCTCAAAACTATTCTCAAGGCGATACATTGTCTAGAGCCGTTTTTAGCGTTTTGACTTTTGAAGATACTCAACTTGACGCCATTTATATTAAATACGTTAGACCAAGACATGAGCCAGTATCGTTTAGAGGCTCTCCGGGCAATAACATCGAATTTAGTATTAACTTTGATATTTGTTTTGTGGTAACAGACGCCGATGGGTATTAAGCTCGACACAGATATAGATTCTTTAATCGCCATAATTAGCCAAACTGGCGAATATGTAAAGAAGGGTGTTGCCAAAAAAATGATTGAAGGCGGCAGAAATATGCGAGAAAAAGCCAAAGATTACGCTCCGGTAGATGAAGGCAATTTGGAACAAGCTATTACTATGGAAACCGATAGAAGCGGAATTAATGGCAGAACAAATGTTTTTGTATTTGTTGACGAAAATTATCCCGTAGATGACAGAAGCGGACATACCGTTGGCGAGTACGCAATGCGCATGCACGAGGGCATTTACAAACTTGGACAAAAATCACTGGCTAAACAAGGTACTCTTGGCGTTACAGTTGGCCCAAAATATCTTGAAAGAGCCGCTGATGACACCACTTCTCAAACTGTAAGTTCTATGCTTAGTGAAGCTAGGTCTAGGCTCTTAATACAAAGCAGAGGCTTTAGCTCTGGCGACGATTCTGACTACGAAGATGATGAATAATGTTAGTGATTTATTGTCGTCTTTGTGGTATATTCTGTAAGTCACCAATGACTTATTAACATTTCTCTTTTGCAAAAGGAAAAACTATCATGCCATCAAGTACCAAAAACGTAAAACTTGGTGTTTGCAAGGTCTTCTTTAATGGTGAAGACCTTGGTTACACTAAAGGCGGCGTTGAATTCAGCGTCGCTACAATGACTTATCGAATAGAAGTAGACCAATTCGGTAAAACCGCAATTAACGAGTTCATCATGGGTCGTGATGCAAAGGTTAAAGTGCCTTTAGCTGAAACAACTCTAGAAAACATGGCTGCAATGTTCCCATTAAGAGTGGGCGCCGTAGGTATTGAAGGTACCACTAATAAACGTTTAGGCGTTGACACTGGTATTGGTGCTGACTTACTTTCTACTTCTAAATTGCTTTCTCTTCACCCAGTATCATTGAACGACTTTGACTTTTCAGACGAAGTAATCATTCCTTTGGCAAATACTCCAGGTGCATTGCAGTTTGCTTATCAGTTAGAAAATGAACGTATTTTCAACGTAGAATTTACTGGCTATCCTGACCCATTGTCAAACATGTTGTTCTACGCTGGAAATCCATTTACCGACGCGGTTCTTAAAACATTCACAGTCACTTCCATGGCTACAACCGTATTGACTGTAAGTACAGGATTAACTAACGCGATGACAGGCAAAATGGTCATGCTAGCCGCAGTTAATGCCACCGGCGCATTCCCTACTGGAGTTGTTGGTCGTAGATTGTATTACATGAAGTTCATTTCAGCGACAACCTGTTCATTGCATCTTTCATACGATGCCGCAATTGCCGGCACAGGTGCTGTAAGCGTTGGTACAGGTTCATTTGCCGCTGGCGTATCAATGGCTTTACTTTCATAACACCTAGCTAACCCTGTGTAATGTACCCCTTCGGGGGTACATGTTGATTTAAAGATTTATTTTACTAACTGGAGAGATAAAAAATGGCAAAAATTCTAAACGTGGATGGTCTTGCAAAAGAGCGAAAAGAAATTGTTCTTAAAGGCGTAACACATGAAATTAAAGAAATGTCGGTAGACGACTTTCTGGTAGCAATGAATACAGCAGATGTACTTGATAAAGACTCAAGTCCTAAAGCTCAGATAGATGCGATTGTAACAATGGTTTCTCGCGCCATTCCTACTTTGCAAGAAGCTGAGATTCGCGGATTACCGTTTGAACAGCTAAATGCAATTTCCGCTTTTATTAGAGGCGAAGTTCCTGATGAAATTAAAAATGCCGTAACAGAGGCACAAGTTTCGGGAAACTAACAGAAGGCGCAGATGGAATAGAAGAAATCATTGATTTTGGTTTCTTCTTTTGTCGTGTTTGTGCCTTTTATGGAATGACTGATTTAGAAGTATTAAAAATGCCTCTTAAACGTTTTTGGCTAATGAATACGAGTATTGAGCGAATAAATGCTCAGAATGATATTCGTAGGCTAACTGTCGCAGCCAGTGCTCAACATTCTGAGTCTGCGGCACAGACGAGAGATTCTCTAATTAGCGAGGTTGGTATGGTCGTTTTTAACAAGCCAGTTCGCGATGAAGAAGGTCTTAGTAATTTGAAACAAATGCTCTTTTAAGGATAATAAATGGCGGTCGCGGGCGATATCAGAGTAGTAATGACCCTTGATGATAAAGAGTTCTCTTACAAAGTACAGAACTCAGGAAAACTCATCCGCGAACTGACTCAGACTATTAGGTCATCAGCCACTTCCGTCAAAAATCTAGAAGACCGCTATACAGGACTTGGCGCATCCTTCTCAAGCTTAATTCGCACAGGCGGTATGCTCCGCTTTTTCCTTTACGATATTCGCGACGTGTTTGGCGCAACCGCCGGCAAGGTAATTGAAGCCTCCGCGCAAATCGAAAAAATGACACTTCTGATGAAGGGCTTGAGCAAGGCGACCACCGAGCAAGGCAAAGCATTGGACGCCATTCAAGGTCGCGAGTTTGTATTTAAGATGGCTAAAAATGCGCCATTTGAAGTCAATGCCTTAACAGACGCATTTGTAAAAATGAAATCCGCTGGATTAGACCCAATGGACGGAAAGTTACAAACTCTTGTGGATTCTGTAGCTAAATTTGGTGGCTCATCCGAATTACTAAAACGCTCTTCTGTAGCCATTCAGCAAATGTCAGGTAAGGGCGTCATCTCAATGGAAGAATTGAGACAACAACTTGGTGAGGCAATTCCAACCGCTATGCAGGATATGGCAGATGGCGCTGGCTTATCAATGGCAGAATTAGTCAGACACATTTCCAAAGGCGAAGTGGAATCTACAACTGCTTTAGAGCGTATGTTTTTTGTGATGCGTGTGCGTAACGGCGATTCAGCAAAAGCTTTTGCAGATACGTGGCTTGGTCAATTGGAGAAGTTAAAAACTAACTTTACATTGTTTGGCAATCAAGTGGGTGAGGGTGGTTTTTACAAAGGCGTTACTGAATCGTTAAGAAATCTTAACGTATTTTTACAATCCGATTCTGGTAAAAAATTCGCATCTGATATTGGTCAAGCTTTAGTATCAACGATGGAAGCAGTACAAGCGGCGATTAGCTTTGTAATTCGATACAGCGAAGAAATTAAATCGATTGGTAAGGGCTTGCTAATTATTTGGGGCTCTTCAGTCATTTATAACGGCATTAAAGGCCTTACATTAGCTTTGGGTGTATACACGCAACGTGCGACTGCCGCATTGGCTTCTGAGCGAACTATTCAAGCATCTAGAATAATGCTAGACCGTCAAGCACTTGTGTCAAGAAATCAAGCAAACGTTGCCGCCTTAGCAGCCGAAAGAGCAATTTCTCTTGCTAGGGTAGAATTATACGCACAGGCATCTGCCGCAGAAATGGCAATTGCGTTAAGAAGAAACCAGGCAAGATTAGCGGCAGAACGCTCTTTACAAACTGGATTTACTACCAGAGGTACTCCAGTAGACGTTGCAAGAGCGACCGCAACGATGAATTCACAAAGAGCTTTGGCATTAGCCGCTCAACAAAATGCAAGGCAATTTGCTATATCGCAAGCTCAAATGGCTGCTGCCGCAAATGCATCATCTGCTGCCATTGTTGCCGCAAATCAAAGGACTGCTGTATCACTTACCGCAATGGGAACTGCCGCGAGAGCCGGCGCTGTAGCAATGGGCGTTGCTTCGCGTGGCATTGCGTTTTTAGGTGGGCCTCTTGGCATTCTCGCAATCGCACTCACGGCGGGTGCAGTTTTGTGGGACGCTTGGGGTTCCAAAGCGAAAAAGGCTATTAGTGGCGCGGAAGACGCATTAGCCGCACTTAAAGGTGGCTACGCATCTTTTGAAAATGTACAGCAATTAAAAATAGGAATTGAAGCGGACAAAGAAAGAGTTAAAACTTTATCTTACGAATTAGCCACTCTTGTAAAGATTGCGGATGCAAAAAAAGAAACAAAGCCTAATTACAAAATTAGAGAAACTAGCGCCGAATTATCGGAGATTAGCGCAAGACTCGAAAAAAATCAAAATGCACTTTCTAAAGCTGAAGCTCAAGCGATTAGTAATTCAGCCAAAGACTACGTAACGCAAGAGACTAGAGCAACTGAAATAAAAATTGATGCAATTGAGGTAAACGCAAGAAGCTTACTTGGCAAAGAAACTGAGCTAATTAGAAAGAACGCAAAAAATAAAGAAGAGGCGGCTATTGAAGTTCGTAAAGCGACCATTGAATCTGCTAAAAAAACGGCAGACATTGCTATTAAAATTTATACAGACCAAAACAAAGCGATTGAAAAAACACTTGCGTCAGGCGTTGATTCAAAAAACAAACCTTTACAAGCTCGCGCCATTAATGACTACAATGCGTTGTTAGATGCAAATCGAAAATTAATAAACGAGCAGGAAGATTTTAAAAAGCAAGCTCAAGAAGCCTATGATGGTTTGGTGTTTCAACCAAAAGCTGACCCTAACGCCAACGGAAATGGGTCTACAGTAAATAAAATTAAAGAATTTACAGATAATTTAAAAGCGGAAAACGCCAAGCTATCAGAAACCATAAAAGACACAAATGATGTTTTTGGAGAATTAGCTAAATTTAACACAGATTTAGAAAACGGAGAATACAATAAAACAGTTAAAGTTGGCAAAAAGAAAACAAAAGTTAAGCCAACCGCTCAAGAAATAGACGCGGCTAGAGCAGAAATTATTAATCAAGGAATGCTTAAGGATATTCAAGATGCAAAAGCTTTCGTTGAAAGAACCGCTAATGAGGCCGGTCAAGCTTTTGATTCGCTCACAACGGCGTGGATAGAAGGCAACGAAAAATATAAAGCGGCATTGGATAACTATAATTCTGACACAAATGCCGCTTCAAGCGCTGATGCAAAAATGTTGGCAGGCATTGAAGAGAAGCGCCAAGCTCTACAGCGCTATTTGGACAGCAGTGCTCAATCTGCCGAAAATGCTGCCGTCGCTATGAAATTATTCAACGACACGGCAAATGAAACAGTCAACAATACAAGAGGCGCAAAAGCTCTTGAGATGGCTCAGGGGTTCAAAAAACAAGCAGAGCAGTTAGAAATCTCAATGATTGAGAACGCTACCGAACGCGCTCGTGCTGAGGGCGAAATTCGTCTTCGTAACTTGAAAGAAAATTACGACGCACAAATGCTTTTACAGGCAAATCACGAACAGGCAAAACAAAAACTAACAGATGATTATAATCGCCTTAGAGCGGCTACTGAGAGAGATGTTGCTCGCCAATCAGAAACTCCAATGGAGCAATTGAGCAGAAAATGGCAAGACGTTACTACTCAAATGCAGGAAGCTTCTGTCAATTGGGCAAATGCCTCAGTTGATGCTTTCGTGGAATTTACTAAAACTGGAAAATTAAACTTCAGCAGTTTGGTTGATTCTATCTTAACTGACATCTTACGTATTACGATGCAAAAACAGTTAGCTGCCGTTGTCAAAACCGGAGTTGACGAGTTAACAAAAATCGTGGGCGGAATGTTTGGTGAAACTAAAGCTCCTGAAGTTGCAGATGAAAGTGGAACAACGCAAAGCCAAAGCTTACTTGCCAAAGGTATGGAGTATTTGACAGGCATCTTCAAGGGCACATCTGACGAGGCAGAGGTACTTACAGACAGTCTCGGTCAATCAGCAATAGAAGGTATTGCCCAAGCCGCAACCTCATCAACGGCAGCCGGCGCTTTGACTTATGTGGCTAATGCCGCAAATGCTGCCGCAGTCGCATTAAATCAAATTGCAGTTAACGGTGGTGGTGCGAGTGGTGGCGGAGGTGGAGGTGGTGGATTCTTAGACGGTATTCTTGACTTCTTTGGTGGTGGTAGCGGTTATGAAGAGTTACCTGACTTTGTTCCGTCATATTCAGATTTTGCCAATGGCGGAATTATGACCAGTATGGGCGCAATGAAGCTTCGTAAGTACGCAAGCGGAGGCATTGCCAAAAGCCCTCAGTTAGCACTATTTGGCGAAGGTAGCATGAACGAAGCTTATGTACCTTTACCTGACGGCAGAACAATACCTGTATCAATGAGAGGCGGCAACTCAGGCGCAAGCAACGTAACAGTAAATGTTATCAATGCTCCAGCCGGTACAGAAACAAGAGAAAGCCAAAATCCAGACGGAAGTACGAATGTTGACGTCATTATTGCGCAAGTTGAAGGAAAGATTTCTCAAAATCTAGCAAAGGGCAGAGGCAGTCTTTCTAGCGTTATGGAAAAAACATACGGATTAAACAGAGCAATGGGGAGCTATAGATAATGCCACCAGCAAATTACCCTACCACGTTACCAAACGTACAAATGGATGACTACGCTTTTAAGCCTGGCAATACTAATATCAGAACGGAAATGGAAACGGGTTTAGCTAAAGTACGCCGTCGTTTTATTTCTGCGCCTACAGAAATTAAAGTTGTTTGGCAATTTACTATTGCACAGCTTGCAATATTTGAAAAGTTTTATGAAGTGGATTGTTTAAACGGCGCTAATTGGTTTTATATTAGTTTGGTTAATGGTATGGGTCAAACTACATACCTTGCCAGATTTAAAGATACATACGAAGCAAAAGCCTCGCACAGAGAATTTGGGTGGTCTGTATCCGCAACTTTGGAAGTTTTAACAAGACCATTGCCAACTTAGTTCTTATTAATTATAATAAGTCACTTGTAACTTATTAATTAGAGATATTAATGCCAAATGTCACCTTGTCCGAAGCTTTAAAAGAAGCATACGCATCTGCTCCGTCAGATGTAGTAGTTGTCAATACTTTAGAAATTAGACACCCAGCATTTACGGCGCCAATTAGAGTTGTTTCAGACTTTACGCCAGTAACTGCAAGACTAGAGACAGAAGCGCCGCAAGATGCAGGACTAATGGTTGAATTTCAGCCTTTTGCCTTTGAGCTTTCTTTGCCGGAAATGACCGAAAAGGGCGTGCCTGAACTTGGTTTAAAAATTGACAATGTATCGCGTGAGATTTTGCAGAACATTGAATTAGCTATTAATTTGCCTCAAAAACTAGAGCTAACATATAGAGCTTTCTTATCAAACGATTTGGCGAGCGGTCCACACAATGACCCGCCTCTCCATTTGACAATTGTATCAATTGAAGCAGATGCGTTGTCCATAAACGCAAAAGCATCAATTGCCGACTTTATCAATAGAAAGTTTCCAGGAGAAGAATATGACGAAGCTAAATTCCCCGGACTTATCGCAGATTAATCAAGAAGTTCATTGGGCGTTTGACTATATTGGACGCCCGTGGGTAAGCGGCGGGGTTGGTCCAGATTCGTTCGACTGCTGGAGCTTCTTCAAATATGTTCAAGAAAATCACTTTGGCATTGTTGTTCCCGAATATGACGTAGATGCAAGTGATTTCAAAAAAGTAGCCAATACAATTGGCGAAGCAAACGAGCGCGACAAATGGACTTTAGTGACCAATCCAAAACAAGGTTGTGCCGTATTAATGGCTCATGCTAAGTATCCTTCTCATGTAGGTCTTTGGTTAGATGTAGACGGCGGTGGCGTGTTGCACTGTGTTAAAGGCGAAGGCGTTGTGTTTAGTACAGTTACGTCTCTTAAAAATAGCGGCTGGGGTCGTGTGGAGTATTACAAGCATGTTAGCAACACTTAATATTGTAACAAATCCGTTTCACCAAAGCAGGGATAGAATTCAAAAACCTATTCAGCGTAAGCTTAAAATAAGCACTGTTGTTAACAGAAACAAAGTCGACTTAAGCAAACCAACCATCTGTTATTACAACGGAGAGCTTTTACTGCGTAAGGACTGGTCTAGAACGGTCATCAAAGATGGTGATGTGGTTAGTTTTGTGCGCTTACCGGAAGGCGGCGGTGGTTCAAATCCATTAAAATTAATCTTGATGATTGCTCTTTCGTCATTTGCGCCTTACTTGGCTGGAGTAATTGGCCCAAGTTTAGGTATAGCGGCAGGAACTCTTGGAGCTTCGTTACTAACAGCTGGTATTAGCTTTTTAGGCAGCACCCTTATTAATGCTTTAATTCCACCGCCCTCTTTACCCAAAGGACAACAGCAACAACAAGCAGTAGCTCCAAGTCCAACATACACTATTGGAGCTCAAGGCAACAGTGCTCGTATTGGTCAGGCTATTCCTGTTCTTTACGGCAAAATGAAATTGTTTCCAGATTTTGCCGCACAGCCTTATGCTGAGTTTGAAGATAACGAACAGTATCTATATCAGTTATTTTGCGTTACGCAGGGCAAAGCGGCTATCAACTTAAACGAGATTTACATTGAAGATAGCCCTATAAGTTCTTTTTCGGCTGAATTTCAGTCTGAGGTTGTACAGCCCAACACGGCATCTTTGCTTTTTCCGACAGACGTTTACAACGTTGTTGAGGTAACAGGTCAAGAGCTATTTGGAGATAATACATTAGGTCCATTTATTGCAAGTCCGGCATTAACGACTGTTAATAAGTTGGCTTTCGACCTTGTTCTGCCAAGAGGTTTATCTTACATAAATGACTATGGAGGATATGAAACTCGCTCGGTAACTGTTAGATTTTACGCACAACAAATTGACAACGCTGGCAATAACATTGGCAACGAAATTACGTTAGGGAACGAGGTAATAACGGAAGGAACTACAACTGCAATCAGAAGAACGTACAAATATAATGTTGCTTCTGGCAGATACAAAATATCGGCTTATCGAGTTACACCAAAAGATACAAATGCTAGAGTTTCAAACGATGTTCTATTTTCGGCAGCAAGATGCTATTCGTCAGTGACTAGGACTTACGGAGATAGAACGCTTTTAGCAATAAAAATAAAAGCGACAAATACAGTTTCAAGTCAGTCTTCCAGAAAAGTTAATCTTGTTGCAACTAGAATGTTGCCTATTCCTTCAATTAATGTGGCGACAAATAGCTATGAATTTTCAATACCTATGCTCACACGTTCTATTGCATGGGCTATTTCAGATATGTGTAGAGCCGCTTACGGAGCAGGCGTAACAGAGGCTCGGTTTAATTTGGCGCAACTAATCGCGCTGGACGCTATATGGACGTCTCGCGGAGATACACTAAACTGCGTATTTGACTCTACTCAGACGTTTTGGGAGTCACTAACAATGGCTTGCAGAGCCGGTCGAACCAGACCTTACGTTCAGGGCGGCATGATTCACTTTGTTCGTGACAGCTTGCAGACTTTACCAACAGCTCTGTTTACCAGCAGAAATATGGTAAAAAACAGCTTTAAAGTCACCTACATTATGACTTCGGATGATAGCGCAGATGCTGTCGACGTTGAATACTTTGACGAAATAACATGGAAGCCAAGAGTTGTAAGAGCCCAACTAGATGAAGGAGTTCTTGCAAAAACGCCAGCCAAGATTAAAGCGTTTGGTATTACCAATAGAAATCAAGCTTATCGCGAAGGCATGACCGCTATCGCGAGTAATCGCTACAGAAGAAAAGAGATTAGCTTTGAAACCGAGCTAGAAGGGCATATTCCAGCGCTAGGAGACCTTATCGGTATTCAGTCTGACATTCCTGAATGGGGACAAAGTGGCGAGGTTGTAGGGCGCACTGGTAACGTTAATGTTACCAACTCTCTTAGATACAGTTCTCAACTTTTCAATACTACAGGATGGGCTTCGGCATTTTATACAGCCACTTCTTCTACTGCCGTTCTTGACCCAAATGGACAAGCAAATGCCGTTACTAGATTCGTCAGAAATGGCACAGCAACAACAGATAATTTATTTGCAAGGCAAAGTTCGTTTCCCAATTTAACTGGAAATAGAAATGCCTCTATTTACGTTTATGTACCTACTCAGACTGGAATTACAAGCTGGGCTGTAAGTTGTGATTACAATGACGTCGTAAATTCCAACACCGTAACAAGCACAGTATTTGGCGCTTGGGTAAGAGTTTCATTAAACGCCAATTTGGCAGCTTCCAGAAACGTAATTGATTTTAATATTTTAGCAAATAGCGCTGTTCCTTCGAGCGGATTCACGTTTTATGCGACAAATGCACAAAATGAAGCCGGTACAGTTTCCAATCAATTTGTTCCTACTGTTGCCACGGCTGTCACGACTACATTTAATGGCTCAATAATTTCGTCAGAACCTTTTACTTGGACAGACGGCGTTTCACACTTCGTGTTATTAAGAAGAGCGAATGGCTCTGCGTTTGGACCAGTCGAAGTGTCTCGCGGTGTTAATGACAGCACTATAGTGTTTAATCAATCTACTTTAGATTTTTCTGTTTATGCAGGATTTGATAAAGAAAAAACTCATATTACTTTTGGACGTTCAGGCTATGTAGTTCAGCTTGCTAGAGTTTTATCGACAACACCTCGCGAAGGCATGACTGTTCAAGTCACCGCTATTAACGAAGATGGTCGCGTTCATTCCGCAGATGGAACGCCAATTCCACTAGATACATACCTGTACTCACTTCCTGCGCCAAAAGTCAGACCTATACTGAAAGACTTTACTCTTTCTCAATCAGGAAGCGGAAATACACCTAGTATTTCTCTTTCTTGGCTAACTACTGCGGGTGCAAGCAAATACGTAATCGAAAAGTCACTCGACAGTATTAACTGGGAAACAGTGGCGGAAATTACAGGCAACAACTATAGCTTTCTTTCAAGTATAGGGCCGCTTTATGTGAGGGTAGCCGCATTTGGCGGTTTGCTAGGCCCTTACATAACCAAATATATAGAAGTTGGTTTAATACCTCCCCCTTCAAATGTGCCTTCTGGAACTGTAGTTGCCAATGGTCAAACATTTGATGTTGTTTGGGAGACAGTGCCCGACTCTGACGGTTACTACGTTGAAGTTTTATATGACAGCTCTGTAAAGCGTTTTTTTAATACTACCAAAACAAACTTCGCATACACGCTTGAAAATGCTGTTGCAGACGGTGGCCCGTGGAGAGTCGTTACGTTTAAGATTCAATCAAGAAAAGGACTGATGCTTTCCGTTACTCCGCTAACATTAAATGGTAGTAATTTAGCTCCTAATGCGCCAACGCTTATTGTCACTCCAGGCGCAGGCAACATTTCAATTACGGTTTCAAAATCGAACGACTTAGATTATTCCGGTACGCTGATTTACGCATCGGCAACTCAGGGATTTACACCAGCTCCAGAAAATTTAATTTACGAGGGCGGTGCAAACTTTTATCTTTTATATGCATCGACGACAATGTATATAAAAGCGGCACATTATGACACCTATGGTAAATCGGGTTTAAATTTCTCTACAGAATATTCCGTAACGCCACTTGCTTCGTTAGGCAATAAAGTAGCAGAAGCAAGACTGTACAAATGGGCGGCTACCATGCCTGAATCAAGTTATCCTAATGGTGCAAGTACCTTTACATGGACAACAGGTGCTCATACTGGGTATACGGGAACCAATGGATGGACAACATCTGCTCCAGCCAATCCAAATACTCCAGCTTCCAGTTTGTGGGTTGCGGTTAAGCAAGTTGTTGACACTGCAACGGCTTCTACAACCTCGTTAAGTTGGACTTCTGGATACACCATCACGGCTGTTTCGCAAAATGGCGCAAACGGTACAAATGGCGTTTCTGCATTAACTGTTACAAATACAAATGAGTCGCATGTTATACCGACCGATAGCGCCGGAAATAATGGTGTTTACACCAATTCTGGAACAACGATACGCTTATATGAGGGCGGTACAGAGCTAACATACGACGGCGTAGGGACCGCGAATGGAACATGGACAGTAGCCGCAACTCCAACAAATATAACAACCGGCACATTTACAGATTCGGGTTTATTTGTAACAGTAGGAAATCACTCAGCAATATCCGCTGACACGGCATTTATAACATATCAAATTACGGGTAAACGCGCTGATGGTTCGGCAATTTCAATTGCGACTTCACAGTCATTTAGTCGTGCAAAAAATGGCGTAGACGCAACTGCATTTTCTTTATTAGCGTCAACAAATGTATTGACCAAATCACTTGCCGGAGCGTTTACGCCAGCAACAGTAACGTTCTCTGCAACTTCTAAAACGGGAACGAGTGCCTCAGCAACTTACTCTGGTAGATTTAGAATTTTTGAAAATGGAAGCGCAACAGCGTCATACACGTCAAGTGCAGACGAAAATACAAGAACTTATACCCCTTCTAGCTCATCCGTTACGTCAATTAAAGCTGAATTATATGCCGCTGGTGGAGTAACGCAAAAGATAGACGAAGAGACCGTTACGGTGGTATCGGACGGTCCAACTGGTGCAAACGGTTCACGCACTGCAATTCTTGAGATGTATCAGTGGGCCGCATCTGCGCCAACTACATTCCCGTCTGGTACATCAACATACACTTGGTCTACTGGTCAGTTTACCGCGCCAGCAACTGTTAATAATTGGTCAATAACGCCTCCAGCACAAGTATCCGGTCAAACATTATGGGTTACACGAACAATATATGTTGACAGCTCAACATCGGCTACATCTACTGTTACTTGGAATGCTACGGCTGCGGTAGTTGCGGGCGTTAGCGGAAGTAACGGTACTAACGGTACTAACGGCGCACGTACAGCTGTTCTGGAACTATATCAGTGGGCGTCCGCTACACCTACTTCGTTCCCGTCTGGCACATCAACATACACTTGGTCTACTGGACAATTTACAGCTCCAGCTACGGCTAACTCATGGTCGCTTGTACCAGGAGCGCCAACCGCCGGTCAAACACTTTATGGATGCTCTGTTAGTTATTCTGATACCTTAGTAGCGACCACTTCAACTGTAACTTGGAATACTAGCGTTGCGTATGCACTTGGCGCTGCCGGAACAAACGGTTTGAACGGTGTATCTGCCATTTCGGTTGTATCAACAAATAATTCTCATACAATTCCAACAGACAGTGCTGGCAACAATGGCGTTTACACAAACTCAGGAACAATTCTGAGGGTATTCGAAGGTGCTACAGAGCTAACACACGACGGCGTAGGAACCACCGCAGGAAAGTGGAAAGCAGTTGCGACCGGAACTGGAATAACTTCTGGTGCTATCACAACATCTGGATTAACCGCTGTAGTTGCAAGTCATTCATCAATGACAGCCGATACTGCCACTGTTAGCTACGCCATCACTGGTCAGCGTGCTAATGGTACTGCTATATCCGCAACAATAGTACAGACACTAAGCAAAGCAAAAGCGGGCGTACTTGGTGGCGACGCCATTTATAACTACATTGATTCTACATCGCCAGTTATATTTAAAAATGCTCCAGACGCCGCAACATCTGGTGCACATACCAATATAACAGTTACCGGAAAAAGAGTTGTTGGAGGAACGGAATCTACATTTGGATTCTTAACTCTGACTGGTGATGGACTTGTTGAGGCTACTACCGCTACAGCAAATACGATTACAACGAGCATAGCAAATGCAGGAGGCAGAACAAGCTACACCGTAAAAATGTACAACCAAGCAACTGTCTCTGGCGCAACACTTCTTGATACACAAGTTATTCCAGTGGTATTTAAAGGAGCAACAGGAGCGGATAGTATAGTTGTTGGGCCTCCAGGAGCTGATGGAGAAAATATAGTTCCAAGCGCAAACTACGACTTTGTTGGCTCAACATTACCAGGGGGCTTCACTTTTCCGGGAACTGTAGCATCTAGCGACTCAGCAACTACAACAACAATTACCAATACTGTGCTTGACCAGCAACTTTTGTCAGGAACTATTAATTTAAACCCGTTAGATAGTTACTTGGTAACAATGCGTATCAAGCATATTTCGGGAGCATGGGAAGGAATAGTTTATACAGCCAATGCCGGTCATAGTTGGTCTGGTTTGTTCTATAAATCAATTCCTGCGCCAGTTTTGGGAGAGTGGACAACAATAACTCTTGATATGAGAAGTCTGACAATAGGCGGCACAGACTACATGACAGGCGGAAATGTTACTGGATTGCGTTTTGATTTTATAAATGCAGTAAGTGCGTCCGTAGCAATTGATTACATTACAGTTGGTAAGTACGGCGTTGCGGTCGGTACTCCAGGCGCTACAGGAGACTCATATAGAGTTTGCTACGCCGTAGCAACTGTAGCTTCGCTGAATGCAACGCCAACAACAACAACGACAGTTGGCTCGTCTAGCTTTCCAGTAACCAACGCATTTGGTGGTAACGAAACATGGACAGCCGCTCTATCAACACTAACTTCAGGGCAGTATCAATTCAAACTAGACGGAATATATTCCGCATCAACGGGCAACACAGTTTGGGGAATCCCGTACCAAGCGGCATTAAAAGTTGGCACTTTGTCTGCAATATCAGGAGATTTAGGCTCTATTACGGCAGGCTCAATTGTACTGGACAACGCTGGATTTATACGTGGCGGACAAAGCGACTATAACACCGGCTCTGGTTATTTCTTAGGTTATAGCGGCACTACTTACAAGTTTAGCGTTGGCACTTCTACCGCCGGTCTGACATGGAGTGGTTCCGCATTGACTATTAAGGGCGATTTAGTTGCTGGCTCAATTGGTTTGGGCGCTGGTTTTAGCGCAAGTTCGACAGGAGCAATCTCAATTAAAAGTGCAACTACGGGAGCAAGATTAGAAATGACCAATGAGTGTATAAAAGTTTTTGACGCATCAAACGTACTAAGGGTAAAAATAGGAAATCTTTTAGCATGAGTTACAGCATACAAATTAAAGACGAGTTTGGGAATACAGTATTAGATGACCAAAAATTTCCTATTATTTCTTTGGCAACAGTTTCTTATAATTTTACCAATAATTCAACTGGAGCAACATATAACATTCCAGGAATAATTCCAGGCGTGTCTTTTTATGCGTTTCACGACAATTTTTGGACTGCGGCGGAAATATTTTATCAACCAAATGCTTTATCCTTTGGTGTAAATACTTTTACTATATCTCACCAACCAACAAATAATCCATACGTTTCTCCAAATTATTTTTTTCGAACTTATGTAATAACTATATTTAACGGAGCATAAATGTCTTTTGGAATCTTCTCTACAACCGCTTCAGGCAGTACAGGTATATCAGACTTAAACGGAAACTATTGTATAAAAACAAAAGGAGTAATCTCACCCGCTTGGAATAATCAGGTTCCTAATCAAGCTTATGTGCCGGGATATAATAAAAGCACTGAAATGTGTTTAATAGGAGTTCCAGTAAGTTTTTTTATTCCATATTCTTGTATTGCCTCTGATGGTGAAAGACTTTTCGTCGCAACATTTGGACAAAAACCTTTACAAAGTCATTATGCGGACTACATTATTATTGGAAAAACTCCAGTTGATACGCCAAATGACACCTATGGAATAAAAGTTTACGACCAAGGTGGAACTTTGGGATTTGCTTCAAATAGAAAATACGTAAGACTTGTTCAAAGATTTCCAGCTACAATGACATGGCTAAATTCAAATACTTTTAATTTCTTGCATCCCGATAAAACAAAAACACTTTATTTTCCAACTTCTGTCTGTGCTTACTTGGGCTCTTTTGTTGACCAATTCTATCAGGGAGACTATTGCCTTGAATTCCTTAAAATAAGTGAGACGCAAATGAGTCTTTATCACGCGTCGCATCGTGTTTCGCCATCAGTTGGAGTTGGAGATGACCTCTCTGGTACTTATGACTATGCTTATGATTATAAGTTTGAATTTTTATCATTTCAGGAGATTTAACGTGAGAAAACAACTTAAAGTAGAAGAGAACGGCCAAATAGTAATCGTAGCAAACTCTTTCATAGATGAAGAAATTGAAGGAATGATTCCGATAGAAACAGACCTTGATGACGCCGACATAGCAATAAATTATTATTACGAAAATGGGCTAGTAAAAAAACCGCCTAGTCCTTCTGAGCGTCATGAATGGGATTTTTTAAATAAAGTTTGGCATATACCATTATTGAGAATTATGAATTTGAAAAAAGGCGATATGCACAAAAGTTGCAGAGGTGCAATTTACGCGGGCTATTCATCAACCGCCTTGGGCAGCTTGCATCATTACCCTGCGAACGATAAAGACCAAGTAAATATGATTGCATCTGTCACCGACAGCTACAATCCTGCCAATGACTCAAATTGGAAAACCTTGTTTTGGTGTAAAGATGCAAACGATGTGTGGGATTATCGAGAGCACACAGCCGAACAAATTCGCAAAGCTGGCGCAGATGGAAAAGCTCACATCACGGCACAATTAAGCAAAAACGCCTTATTGCAATCTCAGATATCAGAAGCGACCACATTGGAAGAAATAGATGCCATTGTTTGGTAATTTAAGTAAGTCACAAATGACTTGATTTATTTGTAGTTGGAGTTTATAATTGTTTTTATCCGCAAGAGACTGATGGATTTTTCTATGATTCAAAATCTAACGAAAGAACAAGGAATGTCTCTTATGGCGCTCGATAAAGAAACTATAGCGGTTATCTCTAAACAGGCAGCAGAAGACGCCGTATCTGAGCTTCGAAAAGAAGTTCTAAACGATATTAAAGCTGAAATCGAAAACAGCTTTAAACAACATTTTGGTGACATGTCAGCGTTTGACCATGCAAACCAACATAGTCGTATCGACAAACTACTTAATTCGCTCGACAAAATTTCAGATAATTTTTGGGGACAGATTGTAACAGGCGTCATTAAATGGGCACTTGCTATATTTGTTGTTGGTTATTTCATGACAGGTAATGGAAAAATTTTATAAACATCAAAGGACAAACAATGAATAAATTATTGGCAGGATTAGATGTATTTCGTAAAGGTAGCGTGGTTGCAAATCCGACAGCATGGAAAAGCGGTCAGATTACTGCATCCATTGTTGCTGGTTTATTGGGCGCCTTGGTTGCACTTGCTAAAGCGTTTGGCTACGAGCTTCCTCTCACTGATGAGCAGATTCTTACTATTGGCGGCTCTATTGTCGCTATTGCAGGCTTGTTCATTAATACAACCGCAACAATCGTCAGCTCAGACAAAATTGGACTGCCATCCAGGAATGACTCTACTAACGTCTCACCGCTCACAGGAAGATGATTGGAAAAGTTTAAATGGTTTATTTGTTTCAATAACTTGTAAAAATTAAAAGGAAAAATAATGATTAACTCAATTTTATTATCACTACTTAATTACGTAATTAAAGCCATTATTGGTTCGAACGTATTTAATGAAATCAAAAATTTGGTACAAATAGAATTTTCTACCGACAAAACCGGAGCCGAAAAGAAAGCCGCAGTTGAAGCAAGTATTAAAGCAATCAAAGGTGAAGTAGGCGTTATTGTTCAGAACACAGCGTCATGGGCTTTAAATCTAGGTATCGAAGCGGCAGTAGCAACAATAAATACCAAGGCTGGCATTCCAGCAGTGAATGTAAAGTAACCATAATATAAGTCACAAGTGACTTGTATTTAATGGATAATTCTTTTATACTGAATTGCTATGAGCGACATTCAAAAAATTAATTTAACGATAGAGCAGGGCGCAACATTTCGCTACAAGTTCGCTTGGGTGGATGCTAAAAAACGCGCAATTAATTTAACTGGATATACCGCTCGTATGCAAATAAGAGCGACAGTTGACAGTGTGCCAATTCTTGTAGAGCTAACTACATCAAACGGTGGATTAATTTTAAATGAGATTGGTGGAATTGTGTCCTTGTATATTTCCAGCATTCAAACGTCCGCTCTTAGTTGGACTAAAGGTGTTTACGATATTGAGTTAGTTTCACCCAATAGTGATGTTTACAGAATGGTAAGTGGCTCAGTAACCGTATCAAAAGAAGTAACTAGATAAACAACGAAAGACTAATTAAAGGAAATACAAAATGGCAGCTATGAGTGACTTTTTAGAAAACAGACTTATTGACTTCTTTTTCAGAGGTCAAGCTTTAGGTGTAACGGGCGCATCAGCGGCAGCCGGTACAGGCCCAACCAACCTATACTTCGGCTTGTTAACGGCAGCTCCATCTGACGCAGGCGGTGGCACCGAAGTATCAGGCGGTTCGTACGCTCGCGTAACCGTGGCTAGCACTTTACTTAATTATGCAGGAACACAAGGGGCGGCATCAACCAGTGCCTCTTTAGGAACTAACGGCACGACTTCAAACAATAATGCAATCACATTCAATCCTGGCCCATCGGCTAACTGGGGCGTGGTTACTCATTTTGGAATTTACGACGCTTTAACGGGCGGTAACTTATTATTTTGGGGTGCATTATCTCAGCAAAAAACCATTAACAATGGTGACGCGGCTCCATCATTCGCACCAGCGGCTTTCACACTGCAAATTGATAACTAATTGATTAAAGTCGATGCCTTACTATCAAGACACAGACGGTCAAATATACTTTTTTGACTATGTGCCAGAACCGCAGAATATCCGTGCCGACCTCGTAGCTATTACGGATGAGGCGGCACTGGCTATTCTTAACGTACCGCCAGTAGAAGTGCCTCTGGCGCTAACTCGTAAACAAGCTAAACAAGCTCTTGTACTTGCCGGTTTATACACGAATGTAGAAGTCGCTATTGCTTCTATTTCAGACGAAACAGAGCGCCTTCTGGTGCAGGTGGCTTGGGAAGACAGCGAAACTTTTGAGCGCAATAACTCAACGCTACTTATGCTTGCCAACGCACTTGGCTTAACAAGTGAGCAACTTGACCAGATGTTTATTACTGGAGCAACACTGTAATGCCAGATACCAAACTATCCGCGCTTACCGCCGCGACTGACCTTGCCAAAGATGACCTTTTTGAAATTGTAGATGTTTCTGCCACTCTCAACGAAAAGGTAACACTGGCTCAACTGGCACAGTTTACTCAAGGTTGCCACATAGCGCGTATTGTTTCATCATTTGCTCTTGCTAACCAAACACCGGCACAGCCAATATTTCCTGCCGCCAATGACACGCTCACGCTGGAGGCAGGTTCTTATGTAATAGAAGGACTTTTCAATATTACAGGTATGTCTACCACAAGCGGCAACGCACAGTTCCTAATTCGTGGTGCTGGCACCGCGGTTACACAAGGACACTTAACTCATTTTACTGGTGTGGATGGTACATCTGGCAATACTACTCAGACAGGCTCAATATCTACAGGTAATTCTAGTGCCGCATCTGCTGTAACGCCCACCACAACAAACCAAATGACACTTAGTATTAAAGGTTCTTTCGAAGTAGCGACTGCTGGCACAATAATTCCATCAATTGCTTTAGTAACAGCCTCCGCAGCCACAGTGACTGCTGGCTCATACTTAAGAGTTATACGAGTAGGCGACCTCAATATGAACTCATTTGGCGATTGGAGCTAATGTGTGGCTGACTTTCGTTTACTTGAGGACGGTACCTCCAAGCGACTTTTAGAAGACGGTACTAGTAGACGACTGCTAGAACCACCACCAATAGTCATCAGTAACAACACTGGTGCAACCTATAGTGGCACTAGAGATGGCAACAACTGGGGTAGGTCAACTAATAACTTTGGTACAGGTACAACGTGGACTATTGGCCATTGGGATGATGCTAATGGGGCAGACACAAGGAGAGGCTTTCTTGCTTTTGATGGGCTATCTTCTGTCCCTGCTGGCACTGTTACAAACGCAAAAATAAGACTTTTTGTAACAGCCGTAAATGCAAATGCTAGTTTTAACTTCCACAGAATTACACGGTCTTGGACAGAAAACGGATTCAACTGGGACGAATACGATGGTAATAATAATTGGGCTACTCAAGGTGGTGACTTTAATGCTACCGTAATTGCCACTACAACTATTACCAGTTCAAATATTGGCACTTACGTTGAAATATCTGGTACTGCCCTTACACAATTAGTACAAGGTTGGCTGAACGGTACTTTCGCTAATCACGGCATATTAATTAAATCGCCAACTGAAACTGGCGGCTCTGGTATAAACACAAGCATCAGCTCAAAAGAAGGTGCTAACGGGCAAAGACCACAATTAATATTTGATTTTGAAGTAGCAGGCGCTTCAGCGGCGGTTTTAGAAACCTCAGCGTCAAGCACAACAACGGCAAGTGCATCTTTAACCACCAGCATACGATTAGTAGCAAGTCCAGCAGTAAGAGTTTCTGCCAGTATAAATTCAGGTAATCTTTTATTTGATTTGTATGGCACTGCCAAATTAGGATGGTCAGCTCGTAGACTTAGCTCAACTTACACAGGACCATGTTTAAGAGTAAGACGGTCAAGCGATAACGCAGAACAAGATATAGGGTTCGTTAACGACTACCTTGACACTGCCGCAATTGCTACATTTTGTAGCGGTACAAATGGTTTTGTAACTACCGTTTATGGTCAAGACTCCACTGGGTTAAACGCAACACAAACAACAGTCTCAAGTCAACCGCGAATTTGTTTGGCTGGCGTAGTAGATGTACGCGGAGCTTTTGCTGGTTTTGGTAAGTTTATTGCATCATCAGCGACAAGTTTATCATTCAGCCAATTAAACTATACCAATCAGTTGTATCAATTTATTGTCGCTTATGTCACAGATGTAGGCGATGGTGTTGCACGAGCAGTGCTTGCAGGCGGTAATGGTAGTTTAGCTACACGATTTTTAGGTCAAAGTGGCGGCCAAGCTAATATCAATATTACAAGCTCTTATCAAGTTGAGTTGCTAGATAGCTCGTCGTTTACGGCTAACAAAATATTACAATCTACAGTATCCAGCGTAACAAACTCACTAACAGCTCGTGCTGAAGGCTCTATTGTAGGTACTACCAGTGACGCTTCAGGCAAATTTATTAGCGTTATTGGTCGAGAAGCCTCTGGCACTGAAGAGATGTATAACGACATAATTTTTGAAATAGTTGTCTATGATACAGATAAGAGTGCGGTTAGAGCTGGCATTGAAAGCAATCAATCTGCTTATTTTACAAGTGTTGCGGCGGCTTTAGCATCTTCAATATCAAGCACAACAACAACAAGCGCCAGCTTAAGCACGGCAATTAGATTAAATGCAAACGCAACTGCCATTAGTACATCATCAGGCAACGTAACTAATTTTATAAGATTTGCCAGCTCAGTTAATTGTACAGTGCTGGGTACCGGCAGTATTACAACACAAATTAATCTTGCCGCAAACGCCAGTGCAAACGCAGTATCTGGCGCAAATTTAAGCGCAGAAATAAAAGTTAATACTAGCATTGCCAATGACGCAAACGTAACAGGCGACTTAACGACTTCGATTAAACTAGTTGCAAGTGCGGCTAATCTAAATACCGTTATTACAAGTCTTAACACTGGCATTCCCATATTCGCCAGTGTGACAGACTTAGTAACTAGCACAGCTAATATCAGTACGGCTATTCGGTTAAATTCATCTAGTACAGAAGTATTAGCCAGTGATGACTTCAATGGTACAAGCGGCACAGATTTATCTGCTTATAACAGTGTATGGACAAAGCATCCTTTAATTGCATTGGGAGCAATGGCTTTATCTAGCACAGGCAGAGTATATAGCTCTTCAAATCAAACAACACTTTACTACTACAACAAACAATCAACATTCGCAGACTACTCAGTTTCGGCTGATTTTCACTATATAAGTTCATCAGCTACGGCACCAGCCATAGCGGCAAGAGTAAATAGCACAGCTAATACTCTTTACATGGTCAGATACAGTCAAAGCGGCGCTTTTGAGCTTTTTGTATTTGTCAATGGCGGGTTTACAACATTAGGTACATTCGCACAAACTTTAACAGTTGGCAGTGTAACCAATTTAAGACTAGAAGTTCAGGGTACTTCGCAAAGAGTTTACGTCGATAATGTATTGCGCATATCCACAAATGACACGCAAGTAACTGCGGCTGGTTTTGCGGCAGTTAGAGCCTTCTCGCCTGCCCCTGATACTAATACTACTGGCATTCACCTAGATAACTTCTTAGTTAAAGAACTGAGATACGGAGCAAACATTGCAGGAAGTTTAACTTCCCCTGTTAATTTAGTCGCAATAGCAAATGTAATTCAATCCTCTGTAACGGCTAACTTAACAACTAATATTAAATTGGTAGCAAGCGCGGCTAATCTAAACACAGTTATAACTTCTTTAAATACTGGAATTCCACTATTTGCAAATGCAATAATCAATGCAACTGGCACAAGTAATTTATTAACAACCATAAAATTAAAAGCATCGGCCATATACGAGTCAGGTAGTGATAATTTTAATGGTACGGCTAATACTGAATTATCTACTTATAATAGTGATTGGGTAAAACATCCACTAACTCCATCAGGTCTACTAAGAATAACCAGTTTAGGTCGAGTGTATAGCGACGCAAGCGTGTCGGCGGCTTACTATTTTAATACCGCACTAACTTCTGCTGACTATTCTGTTTCTTGTACCATTATTAATAAAGAGTTTGGCAATTCAGCATTTGGCGTAACCGCTAGGACTAGCAGTACAGCCACTACAGCCTATCTTGCTAGATACAATGTGTCAATTGGCAGATATGAGCTGTATGCCTTTGTTAATGGAGCCGTAACATTATTAGGTACTCTTGAACAGCCGTTAGCGGTCAATAATACAGCCACTATAAGACTAGACGTTGAGGGTACTAGTCAAAAAGTTTACATTAATGGCGTTTTAAGTATATCTGCTAACGACACGCAAATATCTGCGGCTGGATTTGCTGGAATTCGAGTATTTTCATCTAGCCCTGATTTTGATTCTACAGGCCCTCATTTAGATAACTTTTCATTTAATCAGTTAAAATATGGCTCAACTTCTACAGCCACAATAAGCACGGCAATTCAGTTAGTCGCCTCATCAAGCAACTTAAATACCGTAATTTCTAGCTTAAATACAGGCATACCGTTATTTGCTAACTTTACTGACCTTGTAACTGCCAATTCTGAATTAAATACCTCAATTAGATTAGCAAGCAATGTTAGCTCAGTTACAACTGTTACAGCCAACTTAACAACAGCCGCATTTATATCCGTAGCTTTAGGCCCTTTCAATAATGACGCTATTAATCTAACCGCCTTAAACGGCACAGACTGGCTTCATTATAGTAACTATTCAGTTCCTCCTGGTCAGCGTAAAAGAGGCGGTGGCTCTTTAATTACCAACCTTGACTTTAATGCTCCAAGTTATCGTAATGACACGACCTATAGAGACATCACTTGGACAGATGGTTTTCCAACTCTAGTTGGCACCAACGGATACGATGCAGGACTTTACGGTGATGACGGAGATTATGTTGTCAATGTAGGTTATGGATTTAGTTTCACCGTACCGGCAACAATAGCAACAAGCCAAGTAAAAGTAATTTCCTCTGTACGTGGCGGCGGTACATTCTCAGTTATTGCCACTTTATCAGGCGGTGGCTTTCCTCCACAGACCGCGACGACGACGTTTGTAGCCGATGCTTTTAAATATTCGTTTACAAGCACAATAAACTATAACTCATCAACTGTAGGGCAAACTCTTAGCGTACAGGTCATTAAAGCGTCGCAAGATGGCGGAGGAGAAGGATATGTAGCTTTCCAAGCGGCTGTTTTAACTATATCAAATAGTAAAGCAGTTTTAGCTTCGGTCGGTGACGTTGTGAGTGCAACGGCCAGTTTAAGTACCAATATTAGATTAGCAAGTAGCAGAGCAGTTCAATCTACGGCAAGTGCCAGTCTTAGCGTAGGAAACCCAATAGCTAGTAGCGTTGCAAACGTAGCCACCGCTTCTGCAACTCTGACAACGGCGGCTTTCATATCAGTAGATTTAAGCCCCTTTAATACAGATACTGTCAACTTAACTGCCTTTAACGGCACAGATTGGTTTCTTTATAGTGCGTCTAATGTAACCACTCGTAAAAGAGGCGGTGGCTCTTTAATTCAATATCCAAATTTAATAGCCGATAATTTCCGCACTGATACTACGCCGAGAATAATTAACTGGACAGATGGCACGCCAAACTTAGTTGACAGTAATACGTATTTTCTTCCTCAATTTGGTTATGATGCAGGACTTTTTGGCGACAATGGCGACGGTCTTGTCAATGTAGGCATGGGCAGTAGCTTTACTGTTCCAGCGGGAATAGCAACAAGTCAATTAAAAGTTATTTGCTCTGTACGTGCCGGAGGTTCGTATTCAATTGTAGCAAGTTTATCGGGCGGCGGTTTTCCAACGCAGACCGCAACAACGGCTGTTTATCCTGTTCCTGTAGGTAATGATGGAAAAAGCTCATTCACCGCTACCATTAATTTTAACTCCGCGACAGCAGGGCAAACACTAACCGTTCAAGCAATAAAAGCGTCCGAAAATGGAAGTGCTTATGAATCTTACGTAGCTCTATCTGCTGTCGTTTTAACTATATCTAATAGCAAAGCGGTTCTGGCGTCAGTTAGCAATGTGGCAACAGCAACAGCTAATTTAAGTACAACGATTAGATTAGTTGCCTCTAGTAGCAATTTAAACACTGTAATTACCAGCCTAAATACAGGTATACCGCTATTCGCATCCGCTACCAATGTGGTAAGTGCTACAGGTTTAATTGCTACAGCGATACGATTGTCCTCATCTGTTAGTGTAATCAGCACTTCTGCATGCAACTTAAGCGCACAAATAAGGCTTAATAGTTCGATAACCAATAGAGTTACGGCAGATGCAACTCTGAGTTCAGGCGAGTTAATTGTTGGAAGCATTAGCGCGATTAGTGCCGCCTCGGCAAATTTAACAACAGCAATAAGGCTAGAAGGTAGTTCAACAAATAATAGTAGTATTAATGCAAACATTAATACTGGCATTCGTTTACTTGCTTCACTAAACAATACAGTCAGCGCCGCAAGCTCTGCTACTACTGTAATAAAATTGGCAAGCAATTTAGCCATTCAATCCACATCGACAGCTAACCTAAGCACTGCAATTAGATTAGTAGCTTCTAGTAGCAATATAAATACGGTAGTAAGCAGTTTAAATACTGGCATTCCGTTATTTGCCAACATTGCTGACGTCGCGTCTATAACAGGCAATATTTCTACCGCCATTAGACTATCAAGTAGCTTGATTAACACAGTATCAAGCACGGGCATTTTAACCACTTCAATTCAAGTGGTAGGTTCAATTGGCAATTTAACTACAGCGTTAGCCGCTTTAAATACAAGTATTCGTTTATTTGGCTCACTAAATAACGCAGTAAGCATTGAAAGTTCAATTAACACGGCTATACGATTAAATGCAAATGCCTTTAGTCAGAGCAGTGCAGTTCCGACACTTTCTACTAGAATAAATTTATTAGGGTTTGTGCAAGGCAACTCAAACTCTCAGGCAAATATTTCTACAAGTATTTTCTTACAAACTTCCGCGATTGTTGTTGCGACTATTGTTCCAATAGTTCTAACAACTGGAGTAGCCAAATACGTACCAATACAAGTTCAAACGTCGCTCAACACATTAACTCCTTACAACATTCCTGTATCAGTAATCTTTTTCCGAGAGATTTCAGTGTCAGAAATAACAAAACAGGACATACCTGTTTCTTATATCGAGGTCAATTTAGAGCCGACGATTTCTGTTATTACTAAACAAGAAACCCCACTTTTTGATATTACAGATTTACATGAATAATTTAAGAAAATATATATGGAATATATTAATAGCTATAGACCAGCTAATTAATGTATTAATAGGCGGAGACCCAGACGAGACAATAAGCTCACGTATGGGCAAGTTAATCATGAAGCGCAAATGTTTGCTTTGTAAGTTGATATGCAAATTGCTTGATAAGCTTGATTCCAATCATTGTGAAGAGTCGATTGAGCACGATAGAGGAAATGATGCTGTAATTAGGTAAATGTGGTATATTGCTATTATAAATAAGTCACAAGTGACTAACATAAAGGTTTATTATGGTTAACAGTCGTAGCTTAAATGACTTGCACCCAACAGTAAAAGCGCTATGCGAAAGCTTTATTGCCAAATGCAAGCAAGAAAATATTGATGTACTTATTACCAGTACCTACCGAGATGGCGAAAGTCAAATGGCTTTGTACGCTTTAGGAAGAACGGTAATAGGAAACAACTCGAAACCAAGCAAGCCCTTTGGTGACATTGTTACAAATGCAAAAGCAGGACAAAGCTTTCATAACTGGCGAGTTGCTTTTGATTTCGTACCGTTGATTCACGGTAAAGCAGTCTGGAATGATACCAAGTTATTCACAAGGTGCGGTCAAATTGCTGAATCAGTAGGACTTGAATGGGCAGGGCGCTGGAAGTCTTTTAAAGAAATGGCGCATTGTCAATATACCGGCGGACTGGTTTTAGCCGATTTTCAAGCTGGAAAAAATTTATCTAAATAGCTAAGTCAGTGATGACTAAGGAGTAAAAAATGGCAGCAAAAGACGCAGGAAAGTTTATCGGTATTTTATTTTTAGCCCGTGACATAAGCCATCGCGCTCACTTGGCTACAACTAGCTACGCGCAACATATTACGCTAGGCAATTTTTATGAAGCCATAACAGATTTGACTGATGAATTTACAGAGAGCTATCAGGGTGAATTTGGTGAAAGAGTTGTTATTCAGTATATGGAAACAGAAGACTTTGATTCCGACATTGTGAACGCGCTAGAACAACAGCGTGTACTAATTGGCTCTATGAGAGCTTCAGTAGTTGAAGACAACCAAGCGCTATCAAGTCTTTACGATGGCATTTTAAATCAGTATCAAAGAACCGCTTTCTTACTGACCCTTAAATAGCACATAGCCCGCCAAAAGCGGGCTTAAAACTTTATAGGAGTAATTAATTTGACTGCAAATCAATTTGAAACACCACTTTCAGAGTCCTTAATTATCAAGCTCAAGGACGGAACTAGAGAACAATGTATTGAAGATATTCGTAAAATTGCTTTAGATAACCCAGAGATGGTTATTTCACGCAATTACTACCGCGTTAATGGCAAGTTTGCCGAATCGGTATGGAATGGATATTTCGGTACTTTTGATGAGTTTAAACGCCAGTCAGGGATTGTTTTAAGCAGGCAGCAACATCAACTGGAAAAAAACATCGCAAAGCACGCCTCAGTCGACCACTATCGCAAGATGAACATCGAACGACAAGATTATGAGTCAAAGTATATCCGAGAAAATTCAACCCGTTTTAAGACGATTGTGACAGCCTCAGACTTACATGATATTGAAATTGACCCATTTTTCCTTAGAGTATTCCTAGACACCGTTATCAGAGTAGAGCCAGACGTTGTAGTTTTTGATGGAGATATCTTTGACCTACCAGAGTTTGGAAAGTACGGCGTAGACCCTCGTGAATGGGACGTAGTAGGGCGTATTAAGTTTGTCCATGATGAGATATTCAGACCTATCAGAGAAGCGCTTCCTGATGTCCAAATCGACTTTATTGAGGGCAATCATGAAGCAAGACTACTTCGTCATCTTGGCGACTCTACACCCGCTTTAAAAGCTGTCCTGAGCGAACTGCACGGCTTTACCGTCGCCCGATTACTCGGCTTAGATGAATTTCAAATTAACTATATTGCTAAGTGTGACTTGGCTGCTTACAGTAAGGCAGACCTTAATAAAGAACTTGGTAAAAACTACAAGATTTATTGGGACTGTTTTATGGCTCATCATTTCCCGCACGCCAAGACAATGGGCATTCCTGGCGTGAATGGGCATCATCACAAACACGAAGTTTGGTCATTATTTAATCCAGTATTTGGCGCTTACGAATGGCATCAAATGGGTTCAGGGCACAAGCGTTCGGCAAGCTATTGCGAGGGCGAACGTTGGCATAATGGATTCGCAATCGTCAATATAGATACAGAACGCCGTGGTGTAAATTTTGACTACATTCAGATTACAGACTTTGCCATCTCTGGTGGTAAATGGTATCACCGTGATGCCTCTGAAATCTGTACTCCTGACATGCTAATAGGTCTTTAATGACAAAGTACAAAACGATATGCATATCGGACTTCCATTTAGGCACAACGGAGTGTCAGGCTGCGCTTCTTGAAAACTTTCTTAAGCATAATAAATGCGACAACCTATTCCTAGTAGGTGACATTATTGATGGTTGGAAAATACAGCAGAATAAATGGCGCTGGAAACAATCGCATACAGAAGTAATTCGTAGAATACTAAGCTTAAGTAAAAACGGCACCAAAATAACATTTGTAACAGGCAATCATGACGAGTTTTTGCGTCCATTTGTTAATCAGTTTAGCCTTGGAAACATTTCAATATGCAATCAAGCGGAATACAGAGATGTAGACGGCAATTTATTTCTTATCACGCACGGCGACATGTTTGACGGCATTACTCGTATGGCTAAATGGATAAGCTTATTAGGCGACTCAGCTTACGATTTTGTGTTATGGATTAATACTAAATTTAATTACATTCGGCATAGATTAGGTTTTGGCTATTGGAGTTTAAGCAAATTTCTAAAACACAAAGTCAAGAAAGCGGTGGGTTTTGTTTTTAGTTTTGAAAAGACCGTAACAGATTACTGCAAAAGCCGTGGCTACGATGGTGTAATTTGTGGACATATTCATACGCCAGAAATTAAAAACATTAACGGGGTTATTTATATGAACGATGGAGATTGGGTAGAGTCCTGCTCTGCATTGGTGGAGCATTACGACGGTAGATGGGAAATCATTTATTGGAAAAATTTACAAAAGTAAAGTCAAGATATTTATTTTTAGGTCTTATATGGTTAATAAGTCACAAGTGAGTTATTATTTATTTACCTTTTAACCTTTATAAAGTTGAGATATGGCTAGGTCTAACAGAGCAAAGCAAAATGACTATAAAAGAAACCATCAACAACAAGAAGTAGTAGTAGAAGAACTCAGAGTACCGCTCAGTTGCCGAGGAAACACAGAGCCTTTAGTGGCTAAAAATGATTCACAGAAAAGATATTTAAGTGCACTTAGAAGTTACCAACTAGTCTTTGCGACTGGCCCAGCAGGAACAGGAAAGACTTTCATCTGCGGTACAGTGGCAGCAGATGCTTTAAGAAACCAAACAATTGAAAAATTAATTATTACTCGTCCAGCAGTAGAAGCAGGAGAAAGTCTTGGCTTCTTGCCTGGCGAATTAGATGAAAAGTTCGAACCGTTTTTGCGTCCATTCCGTGACGTGCTTGACGAGCGATTAGGCAAAACCTTTGTAGACTACCTAGTAAAAGCAGGCAGAATTGAGGCAGCACCGATGGCTTACATGCGGGGCCGAACATTCAAGAATAGTATCGTCATTCTCGACGAAGCGCAGAATACAACTCCTAACCAAATGAAATTATTTCTTACTAGAGTTGGTGAAAACTGTCGTGTAGTTGTGAATGGCGATATTAGCCAAAAAGACATTACTGGACAAAGCGGATTAGACGATGCAATCAGAAGATTATCTTATATTCCAAGCGTCAAAGTAGTTGAGTTTAGCCGTAGTGATATTGTACGGTCGGGATTGGTACAAGAAATTGTGCAAGCATACGAGGTAGATGTACTTGGAATAACAATTTAATACCGCGATTATTTACTTGTGTGGTTTTACTTGGGAAGTCCCTTATATATTTAACATTTTTTACTTATATACTTAAAACATATAACAAATAATATTGGGTTGTTGGAGAAATATGGGCACTTGCTGGTTAGATGAATTTGTAGGGAAAGAAAAAGACACAGCAGAATGCGATGGCTTAATGTTCACTTTGCCTAAAGAGATTAGACAGGATGAAATTTGTCTTTTTAAATCTAAGTGGTTTGATTATCGCGGTCTTCATCCTGTTAAAGCGACTTATTACTTTGCACATTGTTTTGTAGTTGCATATAAACGAGCATACGCAACAACGCGAGATTTAGAAGCCTCAAAAACAATTAAACCTTTTAGAGTGGACGATGTATTTAATTCTTCCGACATCAATGCTGTATGGCGTGCTAGACAGGCTTGCGATAGCGCAGGAGTAAGTTACGAGTTCTACGTTAAACACGCCTTAGAAGTTTGTTATAAAGGCGGATGGAGATATTTACCAAGACCAAATCAAATCTATTCTTCAGCCATGATTGACGAAGTTACGGACGCCTGGGAAATTTACTGTAAAGATATTTTGCAGATTGTAAAAGACCAATCTCAGTATGGCACTAAAGAGCTGAGTGATTGGTATATTAGACAATTAAAGTTTCGAGCCAGTCCAGCGTATAGCGCAAGCAAACTAATCAAAACTGGAATATTAACAGCATTAGAAATAGCGGACGGATTAAGCGAAGCTGTGGCAACAAAAGCAGTTCGATTAAATTGCCTATAAATATAAGTCATTAGTGAGTTATAATATAGTATCGCGCTTTTTAAATTTAGCGATTACAAACAGGAGAAATTAATGTCATACGAACAAGAGCGTAGCAATCAAAATCGGGATGCGGCTCGTCGCAGTACCATTCACCCTAAGAAAGAGTATAAGCCTCGCTCTACTAACTTTCAAAGCAAGCCTAAACCACCAGCAAAGCCAACGCATGAAGACATTTTAAAAGATGCGATGGACACAAACAAACCGATTCTATTATTTTTCCAAGAGAGCGATAAATGGCGTGGAAAGATTCTTCGTATGGATAAATTCACAATCACCATCTCTGTAGAAGACGACGCAGGCGGCAAGATAGATACTCCAGACTGGACTATATACAAGCACGCAATTAGAGGATTTGCGGTACTAGAGAATTTATCAGCACTAAACTAGGGAGTTAACATGGTAGCAACGGAGGAGATTGTTACTGCTGAGGCAGTAGCAGAGGCCATTATTTACGACTTTGATGACAAGTTTCAAAGCAAAATTGCCTCACTAAGCATTAGGGACACATCATTTTTACAGCGAACAGATGGGCTAGTTCGCCCTGAGTATTTTGAAAACTCGGCAGAAGGCGCACTTGTTAATATCGTGCAACGCTATTATCAGAAATACAAAAAAGCACCAGACCCAGTGACAATGATTAGTCTTATTCTTGAAGACAGAAAAGCAAAGATTATTCGCGATGAATTGATGCCTTTGGTCAAAGCTAAAGTCGAAGAACTTTTAAGAAGCGATATCTCAGACCGCGACTATGTTGTGGAAAAAGTGGCACAGTTCGCACGGCATCAAGCTGTTATTGGCGCAATCGAACAATCGGTAGGTCACCTAGATAAACGCGACTTTCTTAAGATTGAAAAAGTAGTTAAAGACGCACTTAATGTAGGTGCAAATGTTGATGCTGAACTGTATGACTATTATGAAGAGATTAATAGCAGAACACTAGACCGAAAAGATAAAGCCGCAGGGAAGTCACCGCCCACTGGCATTTCAACTGGCTTTCCAGCTTTAGACAGGTTTCTTTATCACAAGGGTTGGGGTAAGCGCGAACTATCAGTAATAATGGGCGGGGCTAAAGCGGGTAAGTCTACGGCTTTGCTTGAGTTTGGCAGAGCCGCATCAATGGCTGGCAAGAATGTGATTTACGTCACTCTGGAGGTAGCCGCAAGAATTATTTCCGAACGTATTGATGCCAATATTGCAGACGTATCTATGGACGAGCTTGGCGAAAAAATTATGGAAATTAATCGCAAGGTTGAAGCCATGAAGCTTAAAGCGGGCACCTTTCATATTATGGAGTTTCCAACAGGCTCTTTAACTGTAGCCGAATTACGTCGCTTACTGGAACGTCAAAAATCAAAAGGCGTTGTTTATGACATGGTGATTGTTGACTATGCTGACTTAATGGCGCCAGAACGCTATACGGATAACTCCATTGAGAACTCAAAGAACGTGTATGTAGGTTTACGTGGGCTTGCTATGCAGGAAAATGTGGCATTACTGACGGCAACTCAAACCAATCGTGAAGGCTTTAAATCATCGGTAGCCAAAGCAGAGCACGTATCGGAAGACTTTAACAAGATACGTATTGCCGATATTGTCATCTCAATCAACAGAACAGATGAAGAGCGAGCTGTAGGGCAGGCACGACTTTATTTTGCAGCCTCACGCAATCAAGCAGGGCAATTCACAATACGCATCAAGCAAGACATGGAGCGTATGCGATTTATCTCGGAGATTATAGGAGCAGAATAATGGAAGAGTTAAAAGAGCTTCTAGAGCGCGTTGACATGGAGAGCTATCTAGACAGAGAAGGCATTCAATATCGTGTGACCAACGGCAGTAGAGGCTTGCAACTAAATGTTAAAGAGTGCCCTAAGTGCGGCGGTGACAAGTGGAAAGTTTTTTTAAATGCAGATACAGGTTTAGGTAACTGCTTTTCAGGGTCATGTGAGTTTAAATTTAATAAGTGGTCTTTTATTGACGGCTACTTAGGTTTAAGCAAGCATCAAACTTATGAACACATTAAGCAAGTTGCCAGTGAGATGGGCTGGAGACCGCCAAAACGCATTTCTAAGGAAGTTAAGCTAGATGTTTCAGAGCTAAAACTACCAGCCTCTTACGCTATTCCAATTCGTAACAAGAACCTAAAGTATTTGGAAAATCGGGGAATTACAAGCGACATTGCCAAATTTTTTCATTTGCGATTAAGTTTAGAAGGCAAATATTGGTACGAAATGCAGGGTCAGAAGTGCGCTCAAGATTATTCGAACCGCATCGTTATTCCAATATTTAATTTAGAAGGCGAGCTAGTTGGTTTTCAGGGTCGAGACATTACTGACAAAGCCGAAAAGAAATATCTGTTTCCGCCAGGATACGCCTCTACGGGTAAGTATCTGTATAACGGTCAAAACTGCGTAGGTCTAGATACGGTGGTCATGGGTGAGGGCGCTTTTGATGTTATTGCAATTAAGATGGCTTTAGATACCGACACAGAACTTCGCACAGTTGGCGCATTGGGTAGTTTTGGCAAGCATCTTTCTCATGGAGAGGGCGAGACGCAAGTAAAGCAATTCTTAAGGCTTCAAGAAGAGGGATTAAAGAATATTGTCATCATGTGGGACGGAGAAATTGCTGCCACAGACGATGCTTTAGTTACCGCGAAAACGCTGAAAGATTATGGGTTCAATGTAAGGATAGCTTATTTGCCAAAAAACAAAGACCCAAATGAAATTCCAGCAAAGGCAGTTGTTGAGGCTTACTATAAAGCCCTACCTTATAACGCTACTATTGCTACTAGACTTAAACTAGCACGTAGAAAGGAATAACATGAGCTATGCAAGGGTAATTGACAATATAAAAAGAAACGAAGGCGGCAAAACTGTTGTAAGGCTTATAAAAGGCAAGCTTTCATGTACTCGAATTAAAAGTCAAAATGAACTTGTGAAAATGACGAACGTTATCGGGGTTTATGACAGTCATGTGCCAGCCTCTTGGGTGGCGGAGGATTTAGATAGTGTCGGTTTTTTTGAAAATTAGGCAATAAGTCACTCGTGATTTACTTGCCTGAGTTGTCTCGTTAATATAACAACTGAGACAAACACGTAGCAACTAAGGAGATAATTTATGAATGAACACAATTTGCCAGTAGAGCTATCTATTGATGCAAAAGAAAACGCTTTTTGTCATTACTGTCCGCAAGTAGGGCATTTTAAGAATTACGCCGTTTGCAATCATCTTATTGACAAACGCAAACAAGGCAGACTTAGCGCCATGTACGAAGAGTGCTCTGTATCTATCAGTAAGAAAACATGCCCTGCAATTAAGATGCGAAAGCAAGAGCTTGAAGAGGGTCGCTCAATACATTTTATATCACGCAAAGCACTACAAGACGCGTCCAATATTCGCGATAGCAACATCGTGCAACGTGCGGCAGTGGTTGCAAGCAAGCGCTCTAAATCTACAGTCAACAACGTTGTTCCAATGGAGAGACCTTCGACTCCAGTGCCGAAAAAAGAAGAGACGTTTGCAAGCATGGACTATGCGGCAGTCATCAGCACTGCGGCTAAAGAATCACCCAAGCCAGTTAGTAAGCCGACTGCTACTGCTCTTAAGCCAGAACAGGGCGAGTCAATGATTGATTTTGCTAAACGAATGATGAATGCAAGAAAGGCATCGTAATGACCAGTTCAGATTTAATTTTTGAAAAGATTGAGCAGATTGGAGCAGTCTCAGGCAAGAACGATAAAGAAGCTTTGATTGCTAACATGAGTGGCGACAAAGAATTCGAAAAGACACTTAAATATGCCTATGACCCATTTACTCGCTTTGGCATTGCTAAAGTGCCAGAACGCTCAACCTATGGAGCGGGAACCTTTACCGAAGGCGGTCATACATGGACAATTTTAGATAAGCTTGCGGAAAAAGAACTAACAGGTAACGCGGCTAGAGAGGCGGTTGAAAAGGAAATTAACCGATTGGACGAGAACTCCTCTCAGCTCTTAAAGCGTATTTTGACCAAAGACCTTCGTGGTGGCTTTTCAGAGTCGACAATCAACAAAGCAATTCCAGGATTAGTACCTACCTTTGACTGTATGTTGGCTCACAAATACGAAGACAGTCGCGTCAAGAGTTGGCCTCAAGTTGTCGAGGCTAAACTTGATGGCGTAAGAGTTCTCGCTTTTGTTAACCTAACAAACGAGACCGTATTCTTCTACTCAAGAAGTGGCAAGGAGTTTTCTACGTTTGACCATTTAAAGCAGCCAATTATTGATATGCTGAGTGCGGCAAGGGCAGACAAAGTAGATGACGAGGCAGAGTATGACACTATGTTACACATGGTATTTGATGGTGAAATAGTGTCAGGAAGCTTTAACAAGACGGTATCCGAAGTCAGACGAAAAGACAGTCAGGCTACCGATGCGGAGTTTCACGTATTCGATATACTACCAATTCGAACATTTCAAAAGGAAGATAAAGCTGGCTGCCTATTGGCTGGAAAATATTCTTACCGACGTAACTTATTAGAATTTGTGGTCAGCAAAGCAACAAGCGAGGCAATAAAAATAACACCTAAATACATTGTAAACTCACCAACTGAGATTTTAACTATCTATGACAGAGTAAGAGCGCGTGGACTGGAAGGTCTAATCGTCAAGGACTTAGACGGTTTATATCATCGCAGACGCAATCATGGTTGGATGAAGATTAAAAACGAAGAGAGTGTAGACGTTCCAATTATTGCAATCGAAGAAGGGACAGGTAAGTACGTTAATCAGCTTGGCGCTTTTGTAGTAAATGTAGATGGCGTAAAAGTAAATGTTGGTTCGGGTTTATCAGACGAGCAACGTGCGTCATTTTGGGAAGCTAAAGACGAGTTGATTGGACGCTTAGTTGAGGTTGAGTTTCACGAAAAGACGCCTGACGGTTCACTTCGTCATCCGCGCTTTATTAGGTTTAGAGATGACAAGGAGAAATGATTATGAAGAAAGCAATATTGTTGTTGAGTATTTTAGCCACGCTTCAAGTTCAGGCTAAAGAAATAACTTACGTAGGCGATGGACGCTATACATGTAAGGGTAGCGATTGTGGTGATTTTAATCGTGAGCAAAAGCAATACAATACCAGACGAGAGGACTTGGAACGATACCGTCGTCAAGAGCGTGAAGAAAGCCAAAACATCGAAGACGAACTAAGAAGAAGCAATGAAATTTTAGAGGAAGAATAATCAAAGTAAAGTCACTAATTGCTTAGTTAGCAACCTAGATGTTAGCCTATTCTAATACTAGAAAGGGCTAACATGCTGTTAAAAGAAGTAGGCAATATCAAAGCATTATTAAGTGACTCTCCTTTGGCTATCTCGCGCCTTTGGGAGCGAGACGTAGAGACAATTAAGGCAATAGAGTTTACTTGCTTTATTCGCCGCATGAAGGAACGCGGCTATGAGGCTCAGGCATCCAGAGCCGTTGAGTTAGCCGTCAATGAAATATTTAAAGCTATCATTCAGGATAATATAAAGTCTGTGGAGCTAATTAAAATATTCTCTGAAACAGCCAAGGCAGACTTTGGCAAGATTAAAGATAGGTTGCTTAAGCTATCGCTGGTACGTCGTAAGGCTTTTATGTTTATGCTTGATACTGGTTTGACTCCGCAAGAGATAGTTAAACTTAAATGGCACGAAGCAAGACTTAAAAAACTGACTGACACAGCCTCAACTATATTAAGAAGCTTGCCAAGACATATTAGGTCTGACTTTGTTTTTTGGGAATATGGAAACAAAGCTAACGCTATGCCAATTTTAGGATTCATCGAAGAGTCAAAACATATCTTAGAGGATGAGTGGTCAAATTATGTGATGTATGATTACGACGCCGAAATGAAGGCTTTTGAATTGACTCTTCAGCAAGCCTTAAATTTAAAATTGAACTAAGTTTCAAATTTCCAAAAACATCAAAAAAGTCCTTTTTTATGGCACTATCAGGCATAAAACAAGGTATGAGTATTGTAAGTTCCTGTAAATAAAGAAGTTGTGAGGGCGGCTCGCGCCTCCAATACCTCTTTTATACCCCTCCAAGCTATTAATCTTTCACTTTTCTTAAAGTGAAAATCCAGCCATATCAACTATCGGCTCTAATCACTAACACATCGGCTTTTGCGCTGTGTTCTGGTTTAACGCATATGCCAATGCTGGCGGACAGGTTTATTTTATGTTCTATCAGCTCAAATGGATGATTCTATGTGCTTAATTTTTTGGGCAATTTTTACCGGTTCTGTCAAATTATTAATATTGATTATCAAGGTGGCGTGTTTTTTTACGCTTAAAAATAATTAATGGCATGCTATTTGCTTTTAATATTTCAAGCAGCTAAAAAATAATGAATGGCATGCTATTTGCATTCAAATATTTTAAGCACCAATTTTTTGGTGGTGCACCTTAAACCATAATTAATTTTAAAGATTGACTGATTGGAGTTTTTACCATGAATCATTGTTATCGCTTAGTGTTTAATAGATCAACTCAGGTATGGCAAGTGGTGTCTGAAATTGCTAAATCGCACAGCAAATCGGTCGCTATCGTTTTGCTTCCTTTGCTTAGTTTGGTGAATCAATCAGACACTTGGGCTGAGCCTGCAGCCAATGCGCTGCCCTCTGGTGGGCAGGTGATTGCAGGGCAATCGGCAATTACGCAAAAAGGCAATAAATTGAATATCGTACAAAACACAGAAAAATCGATTATTAATTGGCAAAACTATAATATTGGTATCAATGCTGAAGTCAATTATATTCAAAATAGCACCAGTGCAATTTCAGTCAACCGTGTGGTGACAGGCGACCCTAGTGCGATTTTTGGTAAGCTCAATTCTAATGGTCAAGTATGGCTGATTAACCCTAACGGCGTACTATTTGGCCAAGGTGCGCGAGTGAATGTGGGTGGGCTACTAGCTTCTACTTTGAATATTGCTGATGATGATTTTATGAGCGGAAAATACCAGTTTACTGGCACTAATGGTAGCGTTGTTAACATGGGCAGTATTAAAGTAAGCCAAGGTGGTTATGTGGCAATGCTGGCGCCAGAAGTGCGAAACGAAGGTGTGATTTCTGCCATGCAGGGTACAGTTGCAATGCATGCTGGCAATGCCATGACGCTGGATTTTAATGGTAGCGGTTTAATTAGTGTGCAAGTGGATAGCGCTAGCGTGAATACCTTAGTTGAGAATAAACATTTGATTAAAGTGGGTAATGGCCAAGTGCTGATGAGCACAAAAGCAGCCGATGGATTAATTACATCGGTGATTAATAATAGTGGCAAAATTGAAGCCAATAGTATGGTAAGCGATGGTGGCACGATTCGCTTAACTGGTGCTGAAACAGTAATCAATAGTGGCGAAATTTCGGCAACTTCAACTAGCCAAAAAGGCGGCACGGTACACCTGTTGGGCGAAAATGTGGGTATCTTCAGCGCGGGCACAGTGAATGTTTCGGGCAAAACAGGCGGCGGCACCATTTTAGTGGGTGGCGATTCTCAAGGTAAAAATACCAGTATTCAAAATGCAATTAAAACATTTGTGAGTAGCGATGCCAAATTGGTTGCGGATGCTACTGTTAGTGGTGATGGCGGTAAAGTGATTGTTTGGGCCGATGATATTACGCGTTACTACGGTAGCACCTCTGCCAAAGGTGGCGCAGTAGAGGGCAACGGTGGCTTTGTAGAAGTTTCAGGCAAGCGCTTGCTGAATTTTTTAGGTGGCGTGGATTTAAGCGCAGCCAATGGCGTGGGGGGTAATATATTACTTAATTCTGAAAATATTACTCTTATTCAAGCTAACCCGGAATTTATCGAAAAAGAGAATGATGATACAAATACAAATGGTTTTACTCCTAACATTGACATTACAGAAGCATTTGCGGATGACCTTAGCTTAGATAGCATATTTAATGTGGCGGCAGGTGGCAGTTTTGCAGGAATTACCGCAGGCAATACCATCACCTTAAAAGCTAATAATGATATTACGATTAAAAATGCATTTGATGTGAAAACCGCAACTGGCTCAGCCAATAGTAGTTTGGAATTAAAAGCTAATAACAATATTACTTTGCAAGCAGGCGGTGGTATCACTGCAACGGGCGACATTTTGTTAACTAGCGATGCTTTTATTAATTATGTCGGCGCAAATGCCTTAAAATCTGCAAATGGCCGCTGGGTAGTGCATACATCTGAAGTTACGGGCAATACCTATGGCGGCTTGGCTAGCGGAAATCAGGCTATTTATGGTCGGGCATTAGGAACACGAACGCCTGAATCAGGCAATCGCTATGTATTTTCTGATAGCCCCACTTTAAATGTGACTTCAACCAATCAAAGCAAAACCTATGGTCAAGATGCTACTGCTTCAGTTGCAAATGCCTTTATAGCAACTACTTTTGTTGATGCTGCCGCATCTGGTGGGGTATTTACGCAAGACACTATTGCAAACTCACTCATAGGATCAGCAACTTCAGTTGGATCAGCAACAACGGTAAATGTAAATAGTTATGCGATTGATGTTACGCCAATTACTTCAGTAAATGGATATACCTTAAATAAATCGAATGCAGGCAATTTAACGGTGAACGCGGCCACACTCTATTTGAATGCGGTCACCGATAGCAAGATCTATGACGGAAATACCACTTCATCAGCCACGGTTACAACCACTGGCCTAGTGGGTGGTGAAGACACCGTGACAGGCTTAACACAAAGCTTTGCC